CCCGGCGAGTGGAAGGCGTACGCCTCGCCGCAGGCCGCCAACCCGGGCACGCCGCCGCAACAGACACCGAACGACACGGCCACCGGGCCGCCCGATCAGCGGACCGCCGGGGGCGCGCTCGCCGACGGTGATCATGAGATGCGGAAGAGCCAGGGGTCGACTTAGGCCGTTGATCTTGTGTCTTGGGCGGGACATGCTATCTTGACCACAACCCGCTTGGCACATGTTGACGAAGAGGACAGATGTCCGAGACTCTGGTGATCACCGAGGCCCTTGGGTCCTCGATCACTGAGGCCGTCCCCGTCTCCGAAGCCGAAGCCGCGACCGGCGCACTGCCCAGCCTGTACACCGTCCAGATCATCAAGGGTGACGTGTGGGGGTCCTCGGGCTACTGGCCCGCGAAGGTCATCGAAGCCGATGGCGCCCGCACCTGGCCGTCGGGCACGCACATGTACATCGACCACCCGACCGAGTCGGAGGAGATCGAGCGCCCCGAGCGGTCCATCCGCGACCTGGCCGGTGTGCTCGAAGGTGACCCCGTCTACGACCCGAACTCCAAGGCGCTCGTCGGCAAGATGCGCGTCATGGAGCAGTTCAAGCCGCTCGTCGCCAGCATCGGCAAGCACATCGGCGTCTCGATCCGCGCATCGGCCACCGGCCAGTGGGGCAAGGCCGAGGGGCGCGAGGGCCGGGTCATGACCGGGCTCGTCCAGGGATATTCGGTCGACTTGGTCACCAAGGCAGGTGCCGGAGGCGCTATCATCTCGGCTATCGAGAGTGCTCGCTCGTCGTTCCCCGTACAAATGTCCGGCCCTGGTGGTCGGCCGAAGGAGGCAAGGATCATGGCCGAACTCACGGCCGAGCAGGCTGCGGCTCTCACCGACGCCCTGTCCAAGCACACCAGCGCGGTGGAGGCGAACACGGCGGCCATCGCCGCCCACGACGCCGCCGAGGCCGAGAAGGCCAAGAAGGACGAGCCCCAGCCGCTGGACGCCGTCACCCTGGCGACCACGCTGGCCGAGTCCGGTCTGCCGAAGGCGCTGTACCCCGACGTCACCGCGCTCATCGAGAAGGGCCAGTCCGCCGAAGAGGCGGTCGAGGCCATCAAGGCGAAGCGCGACGCGGTCGTCGCAGAGTCCGGTGGGAAGACCCCGCCCCTGCGGATCGGCGCTCCTCAGCCGGTCGTCCGCACGGGCGAAGGCTCCGTCCGGGAGTCCATCGGGAGCTACTCGTTCGAGGTCACGGACGACGCTCTCAACAAGATCCTCTCGGGCAAGTAAGGAGACCCGGACATGGCACTGAACGAAATCTTCCCGGAGAACGGTCCTGCTGACGTCTACTCCCTCGGGCCGACCACGGGCACCGTGAACACCGGTGACCCGGTCAAGATCGGTTCGCTGGTGGGCGTGGCCCAGACCACGTCGGAGGCCACGGATGGTGCGGCCACCGGCCTCATCAACTCGAACGCCCCCGGCTACATCACCGTCAAGCTGGACGGTGTGCACCGGCTGAGCGTCACGGTCACCGGCACCGCCAAGATCGGCGACTCCGTCCTCGCGGCGGTCTCCGGCTCGAACACTGCGGTCACGCTGACCGTCGGTGCGACGGCCACCGGCAAGTTCCTCTTCGGCATCCTGATGGAGCCGTCGTCGGCCGGATCCAACCTCAAGCTCGCTGTCAAGCCGGTGCGCATCACCGGCGCGGCGCTCCCGTAAACCAGGAAGGAAGCCACACGATGAGCATCGACGTCTCCGTCCTGGACCCTCGGGTCAAGAAGGCGATCTTCGTCTTCAACGACGCGACCGAGGGAGGGAACAACAAGGCCCGCCGGGTGCTGCGGGAAGCAGCCATGTACCCCGAGTACGCACGGGAGGCTTTCACCACCTCCGACTTCCCGGCGCTGTTCCAGCAGGCGGTCAACGCCATCACGCTGGCGAAGTACACGACCACTCCGGCGCTCTGGCCAGCGTGGGCGAGTCGGCAGACCGTGCCCAACCTGATGAAGCAGAACTTCATCGACCTGGTCGCGGACATGTCGAACCTGCCCACCGTCAACGGTGGCGCGCCGACCCTGCCCGGTGCCCTGCCCAGGGTTCCTGAAGGCACGCCGTACCCGGCCGTCGCCTTCACCGGATCGCAGTCGTCCATCTGGACCTACAAGCTGGGTGCGCGACTCGCCTTCACCTGGGAGGCGTTCCAGTCCGACAACTGGGGCGTCATCAGCAACCTGCCGACCGCGCTGAACACCATCGCGAAGCGGACCGAGGACCTGGCGGCCACCGCCGCCCTGCTCGACGTCAACGGCTTCCGCTCCGACGTGTGGGACTCCGCGCACCACCTGCAGGCCAGCACCCAGTTCGGCACCCTGATCAACGCTCCGCTGTCGTTCAACTCGCTGCAGGCGGCGCTGGCCCAGGCCGGGCTCTCCCCCGACCCGACCCGCGTCAACGTGATCACGAAGTGGGCGCTGCTGGTTCCCCGGAACCTGGAGCTGATCGCACGCAACATCGTGAACACCACACAGGTCGAGATGACCGGCACGGACGGCAGCAAGCTGTTCGTGAACAACACGCTCGGCAGCGCGATCGAGGTCGTCGTCAACCCGTACATCCCGGTCATCTCCAGCTCCGCGACGTACAAGGCGACGATGTGGGCTCTGGTCCCGGCCAACGGGAACGGCTCCGACCGCACCGCCATCGCCGAGGTCTTCAAGCTCGGCGACGAGACCCCGGAGCTTCGGATCAAGTCCGACGCCGGTCAGGCGTTCCCGGGCGGCGGCGACATCGCCCCGCTCGAAGGATCGTTCGACACCGACGACATCGAGATCCGTATCCGGCACTTCGTCAACGCGGTCGTCACCGACCCGCTGCGCGTGGGCTTCGTCTGCTCCGAGGGCGACGGCACCTGATCCGAGCAGGCAAGTTGAGCACAACGCCCCCGTCCTCATGCCGAGGGCGGGGGCGTTGGTCGTAGAGGAGGCACGGGATGACCGACACGGTACCGGTGGACTACACCACGGACGTCGGGCTGATCCGTGCGCTGATCCCGGACGTCGAGCTGCTGCAGGACATGGTGGACCCTGCGGTGGCGCCGTCGTACATCTTTCACGACCCGCACCTGCAGTCCTTCCTCGACCTGGAGGGTGACAGTGTCAAGCGCGCGGCAGCTCTGGCCCTTGAAACGCTCGGCTCGTCCGAGGCGCTGGTTTCCAAGGTCATCAAGACCGAAGATCTCCAGACCGACGGAGCCAAGGTCATGGCACAGTTCCTGGCCCGCGCCAAGGAACTTCGAGCCCAGGCTGATGCCGATGACGCGGTTCTCGACGGGAACGTCGTCTTCGAGGTAGTGCCGTACACGCCGTACCCCTACACCTACGGATACCGTTGCTGACATGGCCCTGAACACTCGCAGCGCTCTCGACCCCCGGTGGGCATACGCCCATCGGGCGGTGGCGCGCGGGTGGCAGTCTGCGACGATCGAGGTGAAGCACCCGTCCGACTCGGCGACCATCTGGAACGCGGTCGCGGGTGACAACTTCACGGCGGCCAAGACCGACTACGTCCACTACCAGGGCAGCGCCCGGGTGCAGCCCAACAACGACTGGCGCGCCCGCAAGAACCCGCTCACCGGGCAGAACGCCACCGAGCACGCGGTCCGCTTCCAGCTCGACCTGACCGGCAACCAGGTCGTCAACCCGAACCCGTCGATCGGCACACCACCGGCCCAGGACATCGGCACCCTGCACAAGGGCGACATCGTCCGGATCGTGGACATGGCCTCGCCGTTCGGGCACGAGGTCGATGCGCAGCTCATGGCCTACCAGTACGTCATCCGCAACATCAGCACGTCGTCCAACTCGTGGGTCCGCACGATCCTCTGCGACTTCCTGGTGGACAACGTCACGCCCGGCGAACCATAGGGGGTATGAGCACCTATGGCTCGCTACGGCGGAATCCGGGTCGACCGGCTTGACGAGATCATCAGCAACTTCACCGTGGACCCTGAGCACGTCACCCAGGTCTTCACGGCCGGTGTGCTGGTGGCGGCCGAGCAGGCTGCCCGTGTGATGGAGAAGCGGGTCAAGACGGCGACCACGAAGACCGGTGTCGAGCGGGCCGCGCGGGGAGGGCAGCCGGGCCGTATCCGAACCGGCGCCCTGATCCACTCGATCCGCAAGAACGGCCAGCCTGCGATCATCACCGGGCAGAACACACGGGCCGGGCGGGTCCAGTTCAAGATCGGGTTCATCACGCCGGTGCTGAACAAGAGCGGCGACAACTACGCCGTCTACCAGAACTTCGGCCGGTACTCGATCTCGGGCCAGTTGCTGGCCGCGCAGTTCGGCTACAACAAGTTCGTCAGCGTCGTGTTCAACGAGGCGGCCAAGGCTGCACGGCAGATCGGCGACGAGCTGAACGGGCGCCGATACTCGCGCCGGGCGGCCAGCGCCGCTTCCAAGAACCCGGCGACAACCGCACGCGCCCAAGGACTCTGATGGCCAGCGACGTCCTGACCCTGTTCCTGGGTGTGTGCTCGGTCTTGGAGGCCGCCGCCACCCCGCGAGGGGCTGCCGTCGTCAAGACCGGCCAGATCCCCGACGCCGCCGACTGGCCCCGGATCGACGGCCAGATCAAGCCGACCATGATCCCGATGATGGGCACACCGGACGACCAGTACATCGGCGGCGACGGGATCATCGGGGTCGCCTACGACATGCAGTACATCGACGGTGCGGTGCTCTGCGTGGCCGAGCGCTACACCGACGTCCTGAGCCTCGTGGGTCTGGTCAACCAGACGCTGCGCGGGCTTCGGCTGTCCAACGAGGTGGGCCAGATCATGATGTACGGCTCGCCGGTACGAGACCCGGTGGCAGACTTGACACTACCGTCAAGATTCGCTCAAACGATCGGGTTCGGTATGTCAACAGGTGCCAAGCTCGTGGTACCGTGAGCCAGACTCAGGAGGGTCATCATGCCGCTGTACAAGAACAAGATCACTGGTCTTGAGCAGGAGCTGACCGAGGAACAGGTCGCCCTCTGCTTCCCCGATGGGTCCTGGGTCTTGGTCGAACAGGAGACCGATCGCGAGCGCCGGATCCGTGAGGCCCGCGAAGCGAAGGTCGAGCTGGTCGAGGACGACGAACCGGCCGTCCCGGAGACCACCTTCACGGGCGTCGAGCTGAAGGCCACGACGCGGAGCCGCGCCAAGTCCACCGCCAAGGAAGGCTGAGCCAATGTCCGGCGAAGTCAAGATGCTCTCTCCGAACACCACGCTCTGGTGGGCGGACATCAATGCGCTGACCACACCGGCCAGCCCCAAGATCACCGAGGTCACGGCGGGCCTGGCATCATCCGTCGTCGGCAGCCGGGTCCGGAACATCTCGCTCGCCATCTGTGCGGGCTACACGCTGAACGCGCAGGACTCGGACACCACCACCTCGCCGACCATCGCCGACCTGGCCGTCGCCGAGACCCGAGGCGCCGCGAACTACGAGGCCCTGCTCCCGGCCTACCGGGAAGCGACCCCGCTGACCAACACCCTGTCGGACTTCCTGGCCTTCTACAACCTGTTCAAGGTGAAGGGCCTGGAGGGGTACATCTACCGCCGGGTGGGCAAGCTGAACACCTCGGCACTGGTCGCCACCGACGTGGTCGACGTGTTCAAGGCGTTGTCCCTGCAGCCCCGGTCGGACGACCCGGACAACAACTCCGGTGCGTACCGGTTCATCGTCCCCTTCGCCAAGCGGGGATTCATGTTGACCAACGTCACCTGCCAGGCGTAAGGAGCCCAGGACATGGCCACCAGCGTAAAGATGCTGGCTCCCAACGAAACCATTTGGTGGGTGCCACTGGCAGGGGTCGCCGTTCCCGCCCTGCCGACCAAGGTCGAGATCAACGCGGGCACGAACATCTCGTGCGCGATCGTGGCGGGCGGGACCCTCAACCCGACCGACCCGACGATGGACAACTCGAAGTCCATCTGTGACTCGGCGAACGTCGACAACCCCATCCTCGACCAGTACGAGGGCAACCTGACGTTCTTCCGCGACGCCAACCCGGCGACCGGCACATCGGTGTTCAACATCGCGTGGGCGCTGTTCAAGACGGCCGGTGCCCAGGGTTACCTGATCCGCCGGTACGGCCAGCTCTCCACGGTCGTGGCGGCCACCGGCGACGACATCGAGTCCTTCAAGTTCGAGGCCGACTGGCCGAAGTCCATCGACGGCGGCGAGACGCCCGGCCCGATCCAGTGGACGACCAAGTTCATTCCGCTCGGGTTCATGTCAGGGCTCGTCACTCTCGCCTGATCCGCTGCTCATGATGTCAGACCAGGGAGCACGGCCCTGGTCTTCGTCATATCACTGGCCCCCTGCATCACCCTTGTGTGCAGGGTTCGGGACCACCCGGCCGGGACCGTGCCCCGGCTGGGTGGTCACCTGCTAGGAGGCACGGAATCATGACGGAAGTTCTGGACCCCGCCGAGTTCAACCTTCGCGAGTACATCGCCAAGGCAGTCACCCTCCCCGAAGACACCGTCACGGTGTACCTCGACGCGGCAGCGGCCTGGCAGTACGCCAACCTGATGGCCCAGGAGATCGAGATCGCGCAGGAGCGCGGCCAGCGCCAGGATGCGGCGGACTCGCAGAACGCGGCCCAGGACTCGATGCGGACGATCTCCGACCCACCGGGCGCACCGGCTGACTTCACCGACCTGGACGCGCGGTACGAGGCGCTGCAGGAGCCGAAGAAGGCGCTGGCCGAGAAGCTGGCCGCGTCCGGTGTCGTGTTCAAGCTGCGCGCCGTCTCGCCCAAGGTGCAGCGGCTGTTCGCCAAGGAGGCGAAGCGCGAGACCAACAAGCTCCGCAAGGACAAGTCCACCGAGGAGTGGGACCAGCAGGACTTCAACGAGCACCAGAACAGCACCTTCGTCTGGAAGCTCGTCGCCGCCGCGATCCGCACCGTCACCATGCCCGGTGACCGCGAGCTGCGTGGACCGTTCACTGTCGGCGACGCGCAGGAGTTCGAGGACGACTTCGATACCGCACAATGGAACAAGGTCCTCGAACTGATGAACGACCTCAACAGCCGCAACGTGATCGAGGCCGCTCGGATGGACGCCGGATTTCCTCACTGATGCACTGAGCAGGCCACAGAACGGCGGAGCGGCGGTCACCATCAAGACCGCCCTGACATGGGGAGATGATCCGATGGATCTACTCCTCCCCCACGACGTCCGCCTGGAGATGGATGACCTGGGTGTGCTCGATGACCGCGCCGTCCGCACGCTCGACGTCAAGCTGAAGATCGCCTGGCAGACGTTGCAGGACGAGACCCACCCCGGCTGCGGCCAGCCGATCTGGCTGTCGATGGCGCCGGACAACTGGATCGAGTTCGACGTCGAATCACAGATGTGCTACGCCTGCGAGGCCACCGACAAGCGGCGCGAGCAGGCGAACAAGGCCAAGGAGAACATGGACGGGAAGACCTTCTACCCCGTCTTCGGCATGGTCAAGATCACCGGCCCTGACGGCGTGAAGCGGGACATCGGCCCGCGTCCGTCGCGCGAGAAGGGGCTGCGTAAGATGCTCGGCCTTCCGGATCCTGTCCCGGCAGGGGAGGATGAGCCATGACCTCCGGCCAGCCGGTGAACATCACCGCCACGATGAACGTCTCCCCGATCATCTCGGGGTCCGCGCAGGCCGTCGCCGCGCTCGGCAGGATGCAGGAGGCGCTGGCCGTCGCCGGTGCTGCCGCTGCGACGATGGACAAGCGGGTCGCTGCCGGTACGGCGGCACGGACCAAGACTGTGGCGCTGTACAACCAGTTGGCCACCCTGTCTGCCCGCTACAGCGCAGCGATGCTCGCCGAGGCAAAGGCTGCGAAGGAAGCGGCCACCGGCAACCTGGAGCTGGCGGGCACGCTGGCGTCACTCGGCGCTGCGCTGGCCACCGTCACCGGCCTCACGGCGAAGGAGGCGGCAGGCAAGCAGCGGACCCTGTCGCTGTACGGCCAGCTCGTCGGCCTGTCCCAGATCACTGCGCGGACGAAGGTGCTGGAAGCGCAGGCGGTCAAGATCGCCACCGACGCGCGGGCGAAGGACATCACCGCGAACAGCAAGGCCGCCGCCGCCGACAGGGCTGCTGCCTCCGCTGCCGAGCGCGCTGCCGGTGCCCAGGACGAACTGACCAACCACCTGTCCTCGACGCGCTACGCGCTCTATCAGGTGGCTGCCGGGTACGCCGTGGCGGCGGCGGCTCTGGCTGTGTTCCCCGCACTAGCGATCAAGGCAGGCACGGCGTACCAGGCCGCCTTCGCTCAGGTCGAGCGGGTCACCGGTAGCACCGCCGGTCAGATCGAGTACCTGAAGAAGGATCTTGAAACCCTGGCGACCCAGATCCCGGAGAGCTTCACCAACCTGGCCGGGATCGCACAGCTCGGCGGCCAGCTCGGTATCGCCACCGGTGATCTTGAAGCGTTCACTTCGACGGTCGCCAAGTTTGCCGCGACCACGAACGTGTCGACCACCGACGCGGCCACCGCGTTCGGCCGTCTGTCGAACCTGCTGAAGATCCCGGCCGACCAGTTCCAGAACCTCGGCTCCGCCGTGTCCGAGCTGGGTGTGCACAGCGCCGCCACTGAGACCGAGATCCTGGCCGTGTCGCAGTCGATCGCAGCGACCACGCACACCGCAGGGCTGAGCACACAAGCCACCCTCGGGCTGGCCAGCGCGTTCGCCTCGCTGAAGGTCGCGCCCGAGCTGGCCCGGTCCAGCCTCACCCAGTTCTTCTCGCTGATCAGCAAGGACATGACCAAGGGCGTCGAGGGCATGACCGACTTCGCCAAGGTCCTCGGGGTCACCGGCCAGCAGGCGTTCAACCTGGCCAAGAACGACCCGGAGCAGTTCTTCGACAAGCTGGTGTCCGGGCTAGCGAAGGTCAAGGCCAACGGCGGCGACGTCACCGCGACCCTGCAGGGCCTGGGCATCACCGGCAACCGGGCGATCCCCGTCTTCCAGCGACTCGCCGGTTCCTACGACCTGGTGGCGACCAGCATCCAGCAGGCGTACCAGTCGTACGCGCAGGGCACCTTCCTCGACCAGTCGTCGGTGGGGATCTTCGCGACCCTGTCTGCGAACGTCACGAAGTTCGGCAACTCGCTGCAGAACCTGGGCGCCGACGCCATCGGCCCGCTGATGCCGCTGCTGAACGGCTTCGTGCAGGGACTGACGGCGATCGTGAAGGCGCTCGACAGCATCCCCGGTGCGGGCACGGGCATCCTGGCCTTCCTCGGCATTGCGAGCGCGCTGGCGGGCATCAAGGCCGCCGCCGTGCTGGCCACCGCAGGGCTGCGGGCGTTCCGCCAGCTCGGCGACAACGGACTGGACCACACGAAGCTGGGCCTGCAGTCGCTGCTCACCGAGTACCGGGCTACGTTCGGTGGGGGCGCGGCTGCGGCCAAGGCCGGTGCGGTCGAGACCAATGCCGCGCTCGCCTCGACCACCGCCGCCATCGACACGCAGACGGCAGCATTGAAGGTCAACTCGACCGCGAAGGGCGCCAACGCCGTCGCCGGTGCCGAGAGTGGCGCGGCCGGTGCCGCTACCACCGTCGAGAAGGCGAGCCTCGGTACCCGGATCGTGCAGGGCGCCACGTCGATCCCGGGGATCCTGGCTATCTCGGCGGCGGCCGGGATCATCGGCACCGTCGTCGGCATCCTGAAGTCTTCGAGCCAGGCCGCCGAGCAGGCCCAGAAGACGATGGAGCAGTACGAGGGTGCTCTGACGGCGGCCGGTGGGGGCGCCCAGTCCCTGGCTGATGCGATCGCTGCCGACCAGAAGGCGTTCGCCAACTCGGGCAACAGCCTCAAGCAGACCGACGGCTACTTCGGCCAGATCATCACCCACTGGGACCAGCTCGGAGACAGCCAGGCCAAGGTCACCACGTCGATGAAGGACGCCGAGGGCAACAGCAAGGTCCTGAGTACGGCGACCTACAACACGGCCAAGGCCGTCGACGTCGCAACCAACTCGCAGAACAACGCGGAGACCCAGATCGGGCTGACGTCGGCCCAGATGAAGGACCAGACAACGATCCTCGCCGCCAACAGCAAGAAGTGGCTGGAGAACGCGGCGCTGCAACTGGCCACCGGCGACAACCCCATCTTCAGCCGCGACCAGCTCCAGACGTTCAAGGCGGTCGGTATCGACGCCGGTGCGCTGCTGGTCGAGGGACTGACCCAGGGCACCGACAAGGGCACCGCGCAGGTCAACGCGGCGATCGCGCGACTGCAGGCCGACATCGGTCACCAGGGCGGGCTGATGGGCGCGGCCTTCACCGACCCGAAGGCGCAGGCCGACTACAGCGCCAAGATCCAGCTCGACCGCCAGGAGATCGAGAACCTGCAGTCCTTGCTGACGGTGCTCACCGCCAACTCGGGTGCAGTCGCCGACCTGACCTCGAAGTACCAGCTCGCCGGGCAGATCGCGGCCTCGTTCGGCGACATCGTGGACGACGGCACCGACGGGTCCGGCGACAACACCATTGCCCTGCAGGCCCAGGCAGCGGCGATGAAGGACCTGAGCAACGTCACCACCGATGCCGCCAACGCCTTCACCGGCATCGTGGACATCATGACCGGCGCGGTCGGCCAGAGCACTGCCGTCACGCAGGCCCTCAACGATCTTGGGTCCTCGCTGGCCGACAACGGGAACGCCTTCGACTACTTCAGCGAGGGCGGCCGGAAGAACCTGTCGGCGCTGCTGAGCGTCGTCAACGCCTACGAGGCGTACATCGCTGCGGCGATCAAGGACGGCGCGATCACGGCCCAGCAGGGCGCCGACATGATGCAGGCGTACATGATGGAGCTGGTCCAGCAGCTCGGCCAGATGGGTGTGCCGACAGACCAGATCGACTTCCTGGTCAGCTATCTGCAGCAGGTCACCGGCGCCAACTGGCAGGTTCACGTCGGTGCCGACATCTCGGGCGCGGTCGCCGGTATCCAGTCGGTGGCGGACTTCCTGGCCGCCGTCGTTGCGTCCGGCACCGACTACGGTGTGGTGCTGAACAACGGGGTCGCGTCGATCATCGACACGTCCACGGCGGCCGGTGTGGCGGCGGCCAGCGGCGGGCAGATCATCAACCAGAACCCGATCTACCACAGCCCGCAGTACCAGGGGCCGACGGCGTTCAACCAGCCGGGCATGAACCCGCTCGACCAGCTCGGCGTCGGCAAGCAGGTGGAACAGCAGAAGAATCTGGCCGCCGCGCAGAAGGCGGCCGGTAAGAGCGCCAAGGACGCGGGTAACCAGGAGGCCAAGGCAGCCAAGGACGCTAGCGACGCGATCAAGCAGCAGCAGCAGTATGTCCAGGACCTGGGCCAGTACTACGCCGGGCTCGGCAAGGCGGCCTCGTCGTGGATCGACGCGGAGGGCAGCACCTTCGCCGCGCTGCAGAGCCTCGGGCAGTCGCTGGTCGACAACGGCACGCGGTTCAACACCGTCACCCAGAAGGGCCGTGACAACTGGTCCGCGCTGGAGACTGTGGTCTCTTCGTTCGGGTCCACGCTGCAGGCCCAGATCGAGGCGGGGACGCTGAGTGCCGGGCAGGCGACAACCCAGATGCAGCAGTTCCTTTCCGGCCTGTTCGGTGAGCTGCTGAAGCTCGGCGTGCCGTTGGCCGACATCAAGAGCTTCTTCACCGGGCTCGGCGTGACCGCTGGCGAGTGGGACAAGATGTCCGCCGCCGTGGGCCAGTTCGGCGGCTACGCGACCGCTGCCGCCGAGGCGGCCGGGAAGCTGGCGAAGGCGAATGCCGACCTGGCCGACTACGTCGACCGGCTGTCGACCGCGCTCGACGGCGTCTATGACTCGATCTTCGGTCTGCCGGACGCGATCGACGCGACTACCAGCGCCTGGAAGGACCTGCAGGACCAGAACCAGCAGAACATCCAGACCCTGGCGGACCTTCGGGAGAAGAACGCGGAGCTGCGGGCCGACATAGGGGACCAGAAGATCACCGCGAACAAGGCGACGCTGGACTACAAGCTGGCGTTGAAGTACGGCGAGACGGACCGGGCCGATGCCTACAAGCAAACCGCCGCCGACGCCGAGCAGAAGATCGCTCAGGACAAGGAACAGATCGACACGAACGACAAGCAGGCTGCGTCGATCAGGAAGAACGCGAAGGAGCTGAAGGGCAACTCGAAGGAGGCCCTGGCCAACCGGACCGCCGTGCGCGGCTTGATCAAGTCCTACGAGGATCAGATCGAGGCGTACGCCAAGTCCGGGCACACCCAGGCTCAGGTGAAGGCGTACGCGGACGGGCTGAAGAGGTCCTTCATCGACCAGGGCACGGCGGTCGGGTTCAGCAAGACCGAGCTGAAGCCCTACGCTGACGCTCTGGGTGAGTTCGCGAAGACGGCGGGCACGGTTCCGAAGTCCGTCTCCGTCGACGTCAGCGCTGACACCACGGACGCGACTAAGGCGCTCAACGCGATCCCGAAGGGCAGCAGCTTCGTCACGAAGGCGACCGCCGACACGACGGTGGCCCGGAAGGCGCTGGCCGCTATCCCCAAGATCGGCACCTACAAGACCACGGCGACCGCGAACACCACGCCCGCTCGGGCGGCGCTGAACGCCATCCCGAAGACCGGCGGCTACTCGATCACGCCGACCGTCAAGGCACTCACCGCGACCCAGAAGGCGAACCTGGCCGCCGGGCTGCCGAAGAACTTCGACCTGAACGCCGTGCTGGCGATCCGGGCGTCCGAGATGACCCGCTTCTGGGACACGCTGCAGTCGGACATCAACAAGAAGTCCCTGAACGACCCGCTGTACATCATCGGCAACTTCACCGCCGGGCCGGGCGGCACCGGGCACATCTACCAAGGCGGTCAGGTCGGCGCGCTCGTCGGGCAGGGCGGGTTCAACTCGGGTGGCGTCGTGCCCGGCGCACCGCCGGGGAACCCGTACAAGGACAACCTGCTCGCGGTCGGCCCGAAGGGCATGTACGGCATCCGGTCCGGCGAATACATCCAGCCGGAACCGGCGGTCAAGCACTACGGCCTGCCGTTCATGAACGCGGTGCGGAACATGACCTTCCAGCCGAGCTACAACCACTACTACAGCGGTGGCTCGGTCGACGGCAGCGGAGGCGGTGGGTCCTGGCAGCAGGGTCCGACCGAGCTGGGACCGTACGAGCGGAGCCTGCTGCGCGAGATCGCGCACAACGAGCCGGTGGTCGTTGTGGGAGACTCGGCTGTGGCCCAGAGCGCTTCGCGCGGCGGACGTAGCAACACACGGCGAGGGGGTTCCTGATGGCCAACCTGATGCCCTTCGGGACACGGAACAGGCTGGCCATGATCCCCTGTCCGCAGAGCACCTTCGCCCGGACGATCACCCGGAGCCGCGAAGAGTATGCGATGGGCAACGCTGCGGTCGCCGTGAAGAGCGGGCGGATGGCCAGGCGCAAGTACAACTTCACCTGGCTCGACTCACTGGCCAACCTGCTGCCGGTGCTGGAGATGGGCCAGGAGAACAGTGGCCCGCCCTATTACTTCCTCGACCCGGGTGCCCTGGCGAACGGTTGGAACGCACTGCCGTCCCACTGGTCGGCGCCGGGCTGGGCGATGAACGCCAACGGCGGCGTGGCATCGGACTTCGTGGGCCAGTTCGCGCTGATGAACAAGAACGACGGGGTGCTATCGGACGGCACCGTCAGCACACCCGGTGCGTACGTCTCCGCGATCAACTGCCCGGACGTCGGGGTCCAGCTCACCTATCCGGTCGTGTCTCCGCCATACGCTGTGAAGGATCAGGCGTCCGGAGGGGTGTCGCCCTACTTCCTGGACAGCGGCGTCCTCAAGGCCACGCACGTCTGCGCGACTGTGATCGTTCCGCCGTCGTACAAGTTCGCGTTGCGGATCACCGCCGACTTCACCGGTCAGGCCGGTCTGTGCTACGCGCGCCGGACCGCAGGGATCAACGGCCGGTTCTCCTCGATCTGGGCCACCACGGTCTCCCGGGTCACCCTGACCTCCGGAGTGACGACCCCGGCGACGTTCACCAACACCAGCTCGCAGTGGAGCACCGTGGACATCTGGTTCGGCGGCAACACCACCGCCACCACGGGTGGTGTGCTCTCGTTGTATGGCCTGGAGGCGTACGTCCTGCCCGCAGCGGGGTCGATCCCGGCCAACTTCCAGGAAGGCGTCGGCTCGATGCCGCTGTGGCCGTCGGACGAGGACATGGAGGTGTCGGTGTACAGCGTGGCCGCGACCGACAACAACAAGCTGCACGGCGTCTCATGGTCGATGATGGAAGCTGACATCCCGTGGTAGCCAAGCTCCGCGAGCCGAAGAACCTGTCCATCGAGATTGACGGATTCGCCTACGCACCGGGCGAAACACGAGGCGCCGCACCAGCTTTCGACTACGACCTACACGACCGCGTCGGGATCCTCGACCTGCTGCCGTCGCACACCGATGACGTGGCACCGCTCGACTACCTGGCCGCAGCCACACCATCACTGGCCGGGGTCACGACCACGATCCAGGGCTACACCGCGCAACGGGTCGGATCGGAGTTCGTTCCCAGCGGGACGGTGCACGTCAACGACGTCGAGAACTTCTCAGACATCGGCGTCATCCGGTTCAACCCAGGTATTCCGACCCGGCCGCCGATCACCATCGACCGGTCGTTGCTGAACCTGGCCGCCGCTACCAGCGCGGGCACCTCGAAGTACTACATCGTGCCGGACCCCACGGTCAGCAGCTACTGGACCAAGGCGTACACCTTCGCCTACCCGACCGGCGACTTCATGGACACGCTGCGCGGGATCACCGCCGCGCTCGGCCTGGAGATCATCCCCGTCGGCAACGCGATGGTCATCACCCAGCCGACCGGGCTCATCTATCCGTCGACGGTGTCCGGGTTCAGGATCGACGCCTCGGCGCCCGCGCCGGTCAACCTGCTGGGCATCCAGTGGTACGACGCCACCGCACTGACGAGCCCTGCGCAGCCGATCGCACTGTCACCGGTGATCTACAAGCACAACGACATGATCTCGTGCGACGCCGGGTCCGCTCAGGAGATCACTGTCGTCGCATCCGGCGTGTCCGGCGACCTGGCCAGCCTGCAGCCAACCGCCGTGTCGGCGATCCCGCAGATCCCCTACCTCGGCGGGTCCGGCTCGATCTACTGCGTCACCGGCGCCGACGGCTACATCGTCTCCCCGGCGCGCTGGGCCAACGGTGGCGGCAAGATCACGGTGCGGAGAGGCAACGGGCCGTTCGAGTACATCATCCGGATTCAGGCATCCAAAGAGACGTCGCTCGCGCCATACACGATCTCAGAAGGCCCTGATTTCCCCGCTCTGTACCTGTCGTCGCAGGCGGCGGGTGTTGCCTTCACCATCATGCAGAACCAGGTGCCCACCGGCGCCGTCTACCCGTTCGCCAGCGACGTGACGGTCTACCCGGACCCGGTGTACATCGACTGCCCGTACGTCAACAACATCGAGCAGCTTTGGGGCGCGATGTTCCGGCTGCTGCGGATCAACAACAGCACCCAGTACACCGCGACGTGCACCCTGGTCGCCGACACGATCCTGCCGAACACCGGAGGCAAGCCGCCGTACTACCAGATCGGCAAAGTACCGATCACCCAGATCACGGCGTACCGGTTCTACCAGAACAACCACTACTGGCGGCCGACTCGCGTCACCTGGAAGCCGGACAACCAGGCCGCCGACGTCGAGGCCGACGAGTTCACCCTGGCCGCCGACTTCGACACCGCGTTCACTGGCATGACCTGCGCACAGTGGGACGCGGCGATGATCGCTGCGTCCGGCGTGGCCGCACCGACGATGGCCGACTTCAACGCGGCCCCGATCTTCAACGGAGTGCACTGATGACCGGTCCCCTGGTCCCCGCGCTGCGAGACATCCCGGTCGGGATGGGTCCGTGGGTCCGTACGGTCAAGGCCGCGATCGACCTGCTGCAGAAGCAGCAGGCGCAGGCAAAGGTGCCGCTGCCGTCAGCAAAGTTCCCGTCGCCGCTGAAGGTGATCGGTGTCGGCGGCATACCTCGGTTGCAGTTCGCGTCCCCGCCCACCGACTGGATCACCACGATCGACGGCGCGGCGATGGAGTTCATCTCGCCGCAGGGCGCGGGCGCGGTCACGGCGAACGTCATCCACGACGCCGACGACGACCGGGTCGAGATCGTGCAGGGCGTGCAGCAGTACAAGCTCGGGGCCGGTGCGTTCAACCACATCGCGCTCGCATCGGCCAGCGGCCCGATCCCCGGCCAGATCATCATCGAGGCATGGAACGAGACCCAGACCGACAACGTGGCCATCAGCTTGGCCCAGACCGGCGGGATCAACCTGAACGCCGGGGCCACTGGCACCCTGGTGCTGGACGCGGCGACCATCGCAGTGCAGGGCACCATGGACTTCGCCGCTTCCGGGCAGGACCTGCACTGCAACCCGATCCCCACCACCGCCAGCGCGGCGAACGTCTTCATGAATGCATCGAACGGACTGATCACCCGCAGCACGTCGTCGCGCCGGTACAAGAGCAAGATCCGCAAGGCGCCCACCATGCTGGGTGTGCTAGACCGGCTGAAGGCCGTCGTCTACAAGAGCAAGACCGAGTACAAGGAGCAGGGCGGTGACGCGCCGGACTACGTCGGCTTCATCGCCGAGGACGTCGACAAGATCCCCGGCGGCAGCGTGTTCGTCGGGCGCATGGACATCGACGGTGAATCGGTGCCAGACTCGGTGCACTACGCATCTCTGGTCGTGCCTTTGGTACAGGCGTACCAGCAGCACACACAGCAGATCGCTGATCTGACTGCGCGGATCGAGAAGCTGGAGGCACGGTAATGGCGACCACACCCGGCGGTATCTGGTTCCCGTCCGCCGGTGACCCGATTACTCCGATCGAGTCCGTCTTCCAGACGCTGGCCAACTCCGTCGACGCCGCGCAGGGCGTGCCGCTGTTCGCCACGACCACGGCCCGTGACACGCAGTTCGCGCTGAAGGCGTTCGGTGTGTGCATGGTCGGGTCGACGGTGGACACGGCGGTCTGGTACTACCGGGACACTGGCGCCTGGTACCTGGTCGACCCCAGCCTGTGGGGCCAGAACTCTTGGAATACATACACTCCGACCTGGACGGCGTCGACCACCAGCCCGACCGGCTACACAATCAACCTGGCCCGATTCCAGCTCATCGGCAAGACCTGCTTCGTGAAGCTGATGGCGACGATCGGCGCGTCTGTCGGGACAGGTGTCTACTCGTTCTCGCTGCCCGCGACCCCGGCGACGGCGTATTTGACCGGGTCGAACATGGGCGCGGACGGCCAGGGATGGATCCGTGACGTATCCGCAGCCGTGACCTATCCGATCACCCCGCAGGTCCTGTCGAGCACGGTGACGATCCGTATGACCGGCGTCGGTGCCACCGCTGGGGCTCAGGCGAGCAACACGGTGCCGATGACCTGGGCGAGCACGGATTACATCGAACTCGGGTTCCAATACGAGACGGCCTAGTCTGGTAGTAGGACGCCACCCCCAGCACGGAACAAGGAGGCAAGCATGGCAGTGACCCTGTCGGACGGCAGAGTCGTCCGGAACCTGACGCAGGACGAGTACGCAGCGACCTACGCCGAAGGCACTCCGGAGGAGATCCCCTCCGATCAACTCGAAGTGGCTGAGCTGTTCGCCGATGCCATCCAGCCACGCGACCCGGTCGACCCGACAGACCTGGGTCCAGCGCCGGTCGTTGGGGAGGTGGATGATGCCGGTCAATCCTGATCTGCAGTTCATCCCGTCGCGCTACGGCGGGGGAACCATCTTCCCCCGGCCCTTCTACCTGATCAACCACTGCCTCCAGGCGCCGGACAAGGCGGGCATGGCGTACTCGCTGGCCACCGGCTGGTTCCAGAATCCGGACAACAAGACGTCGGTCCACCACATCGCCGATCAGGGCGATGCGATCGCGACTCGCGACCTGAACCTGGCGTCCTGGGGCTGCGGCAACGGCAACCAGCACGGCTATCAGACGGAGCACGTCGGGTATGCCGACTGGACCGCCGACGAGTGGCGGACACCGACGATGCTGCAGTGCATGCGGCTGTCGGCCAAGGCGCAGGCATGGGTCTGGTGGACCGAGGGCATGAAGATGCGCGGCCTCGACTACTACCCGGAATGGCTGAGCTTGGAGGAGATCGCCAGCGGATCCAAGTCCGGGCTGGTCACGCACAACGACATGCGCATCGTGTTCGGCGGGACGACCCACACAGACCCGGGCCAGTACTTCTTCTACGTCGAGCTGCGCGACGCCATCCACGCCGAGCTGGACATCCTGACCGGCAACACCCCAGACCCCACCCCGGTCCCCGAGCCGGACCCCACCCCGCCTCCCGAGGAGGACGACATGGCTTTCTCCGTCATCACCAACCAAGGACACCGGTATCTGCTGACCGGGTCCGCTCTCCTGTACCTGGACGGCAACACCTACAAGGCATACCTGAAGGTCGGCTACGTCAAGGAACAGGTCGCGGTCACCGACGCGGAGTACGCGCTGATCCGTGACGGGATCCCGAAGGTCGGCGAGCTGTCCATCTATACCCCGGTCGCGTTCACCGACTACACCCTGGACCCGTCCGGCAAGACCAAGCGCACCGGCAACCTCAGCACCTGGTTCCCGACCATCGGGGCCTGGGTATCCAGCCTCGTCAGCAGGAAGTGAGAGCAAGATGTCTGACCCTGTAGTCCCCGTCCCTGCGGTGCCCAACCCGACGGATATCACCGTTGTCATCGACAAGCTGCTGTCGCCCAAGGTCCGCACCATCATCTACGTCATCGCGTTCATCGCGGTGCCCGTGCTCGGCGTCGTCGGCTGGCTGAGCGACGAGCAGGTCCAGCGGATCCTGTGGATCGTGGGTCTCGTGCTCGGGTTCGGGTCGGCCGGTCTGTCGACCGCCAACGCACCCAAGAAGGCCGTGGCCGCAGGTCCGGTCGTCACCACCGACGGGACCCGCGTCGGCAGGCAGTAGTCCCCTAGAACGCACGGAGAAGCGAGGTCCTGGACATGGTGACTGGGGCCTCGCCTCTTCTTTTTATGGCCGAAGGGGATAGCATTTCACTCACATGGCCTAACATTTCCATCGTCGGGGTACTACTCATCGCAGTGCTACTCCCCGCAGGGCTGGCCGTTCGTGGGAAGCTGATCGGCTTCGCGATGATGAAGATCATGCTTGCCGACAAGGACAAGCAGATCGAGAATCTTACGAAGGCGTTGCAGAGCAAGGACCGCACGCTAGAGATGCAGGCGCAAGTCATCGTCAATGACCAAGAAATGATCAGGACGATGGGGCACTTCGTTCAAGCACTTCCGGCGGCAGTGGAGGCGCATCGTGACCACTAAGCGGGCGGCGGTAGCTCACGCCCACGCTGAGGGGGTTCTGGGGGTAAAGCAGTCTGAAGCAATCAGAGCTGCCGCAGAGAGGAAGGAGGCTCAGGTGCGCGCGCAGCTACCCGAGAGTTACACTGTGTCACAATGGTTCCGCGATATTCGTGAGCAGAACCACATTTCGGCCCGTTTGGAAGCGCTATTCCGTGGGGGCAAGGCATGAACTACATGGAAACCGTGAAGATACTACTCCTAACGGCTTTTTCTCTGTGCGTTCTGATCAATGTCACCTTTACGCTTATCGCGCCATGGTGGAAGTCGTTCGAGGGTAGAGCACTCTTCGGTCTGGTGCTGGTGCTCGGGACAACGCTGGGCTGGCTGGCTTTCACGCTCATCCATCCGCTGACCATGGACGTACGCAGAGTGCTGGGCCTGCTCACCTACATCTTCCTGAACGTCGCGCTGCTGTATCTGTTCATCGTGATCATCGTGCGGCAGGCGTCGGAGAAGAAGCTGCTCAGGATCCGCCGGGCGCAGGAGGCGCTGGACCGGGAGAACCCTGTCCCGGAGCAGCGCTCTCCCCTACACTGATCTCGTTACTCCACCTAACGACCGGGAGGTCAAGATGAAGCAGCGCGGCACTCGCGTAGGGCGTATCTGATGACAAACCGGCGCCGGGCGCTGACGTTGGCGGGTGTGGCTGTCGGAGCTGTGCTAGTGGCTACGGGCTGCTACGTCTCGGCCTCGGCTGCATCCTCGACCAGCACGGTCGAGTGCACCTCGGACGGTGCGACCCTGTCGTGCCCGCTCCCGGCGCCGGTCACCGTCACAGAGACCCAGACCGATACCACCACTGCCACTGTCCCCGGGCCGACCGAGACGCTGACAGCCTCTACAACGATTCTGAGCACCATCACCCTGCCGCCGGTCACGGTGACCGCTACGGCCAGCTCAGCGCCTCCTGTGTCGTCCTCTGCGCCCGTATCGACGGCGCCCTCGACCGTTCCGACCACCGCAAGCACACAGAGCACCGCCCCAGCACCGGCCGACTGGCCCGGACCCAGCAACACGGGGGTCCCGGCGGGCACCACGCTCACCGCCTACACCGGCGGGTGCACCGTCACCGTGGCGGGCACCGTCATCAACTCCAAGACCGTCAACTGCCCGTCCGGGTTCAGCATCCACGCCGCGAACGTGATGATCACCGCCTCCAAGATCACCGGCTCGATCACCATCGACACCGACATCAACCGGACCTGGTCACTCACCCTCACCGACTCCGAGGTCATCGGGGACAACGGTGACTACCCGGCGATCACTAACGGCAACGTGACGATCGTGCGGGCCAATATCCACGGCGGGCACAACGGCCTGGAGTGCCAGGAGCACTCGGCTCACTGCCAGCTCCGCGACTCGTGGATCCACGACCAGTGGCAGAACGACAAGGGTGCGACCCACCTCGGCGGGTTCCTCGACCTGGGCGAGCAGGTCACATGCAATGGCACCGGCGGCCTGTGCGTCGAGCTGATCCACAACAAGATCACCTGCGATGCCCCGGTCAACCAGGTCGGCGGTGGCTGCACCGGAGACATCAACCTGCTGCCCCACTACGGTCCGCTCAACGGCGCGCTGATCCAGAACAACTACCTCGGCGCCAACATCGGGGCGTCGTACTGCACCTATGGCGGAGCGGGCATGGAGTACCCGGCGTCGAACGTCGTCTACACCGACAACGTGTTCGGCCGGGGGACCAACAGGATCTGTGCGGCCTATGGTCCGGTAACCAACTTCGACAGCCAAGCAGCGGGTAATGTCTGGACTCGGAACGTCTACGAGGATGGCACGGCAGTCCTCCCCGCCGACTGACAAGGACCAGGCCATGAGTGTCGGGGCGTCAACGACCAAGGGCTCAATGGATTCCAGGCTCATGAGCCTCGCCATGCAGTGGCGGGATCTCATCACGGACACTCAGAGGACCGTCGACCAGATGGCCGGGATGACCGACGCCTATCTCACCCAGATCCTGGGCTACTCGGATGACCCGCCGACGTACACGCCGATCGAGGGCGGCGACCCGTTGCCCTGGCCGGTAGGCAGTGGCAACGAGGGCATGTCCGAGGTGGAAGTGTTCCGCGCGATCCAGTTCGACTGGGCCAAGATGATCCAGGTGATCCTCGGCCAGGCCACCCAGTCACCGGCGTCGAACTTCTTGTTCCACTCGAACCCCATCACAGGCCCGAACTGATAGGTCAATCCGGGCCTCTGAGCAGGTAAGCTGAGCCCACCAACGTCCTGGAGGTCCGCATGGCCGAGAAGCACGCACTGATCACCGGGCCGATCAAGGGGGTCGTGACGCTGCCCGACGGCCGGGAAGTGGACGTCACCGAGCACGTCGTGTACCTCGACTCACTCGAAGACGCTCAGGCCGTCGCCCATCAGATCGGCCTGCGCCACGAGGAGCAGGGACACCCCGAGCACCTGGCTCCCGGGGACCCGCCGTTCGTGTACGTCCCGCCTGCGGACCTGGAGAGCTGACCCATGCCTCTGCTCGGAACCACTGCCGCGAACCAGACGCTGAATGCTCTCGATGCATCCGGCACACCGACCAACCTGATGGCGTTCGTGATGCTGCACTCGGCGTCGCCGGGCACGACGGGCGCCAACGAGTTCTCGGGTGGTGGCTACGCCCGGCAGGCGTGCACCTGGAACGCGGCGTCGGCGTCGGCCAAGACGAACAGCTCGTCGCTGACCTTCCCCAACGCGGGCACCACGCCGACGACCCACTTCGGCACCAACTCGGCGAGCACGGCCGGTACCTACGGCGTCGGCGGCGCGTGGGCATCATCGGTCACAGCGGCCTCGATCACCGTGGCGGCGGGAGCCATTTCCATCGGCTCGGCCTGACATGGGCACCGGCGTTGATGACTGATGGCCTGGAGCCTGCTGCAGAAGACCAAGGCTGACAACGTCTTCATCGGTGGAACCTCGCTCGGGGCCACATTTCCGGGGGCGTGCACACCCGGGTCGCTGCTCGTCGGGTTCGTCTCCTGGGGCATCGTGTCCACCACCCTGTCCGTGTCCGATCCGACTAATGGGTCGTGGACGGCGATCAACACGAACACCCACGCGAACATCCCGTCCAAGATCGGCCTGTTCTACCTTCTCAACACCGCGTCGACGGCGCTGACGGTCACCGGCGCGTCGAGCGCCAGCGCTTCGTTCGGCAACGTCATCTGGTGCGAGTTCTCCGGCAACGCAGCGTCGTCCCCGCTGGACGCGCAGAGCACCGGCGCGCTGGTCAACACCGGCCTGACAATAACGGACGCCTCGTTCACAACCGGCACCGACGGCGACTTGGTTGTCAGTGCCATCGGCAACGAGACGGCAGCCCTCACCGCCGGTAGCGGGTTCGTCATCGCCGACACGAACACCGGATCCGGGTCCGGCGTCGAATGGCAGACCCAGACCACCCACGGCGCCATTGCGCCATCATGGACGCAGTCCACGAACAACCACGCGATCGTCATCTCGGCCGCGTTCAAGCCAGCGGCCGGTGGCGGCGGGTCGACGTTCCGGCCGTCCGGTGCGATCATCCGTCCGTCCTACGCCGTCCACCGCGCCGCCAACTGGTAAGGAGAAAGTCAATGGCCAAGGCCAGATACAGCGCACCGAGCGGGGCGATCACACTCACCGCCTCGACGGCGAAGACTGGGCTGTTCGTCATGGCCCCGTCGACCTTCGGGATCGATCTCGTCAAGTTCGAGGTGTCGTTCAACAGCATCGCCACTGGTGATCAACCCGTCAAGGTTGAGATCTGCACGTTGACCGGCGCGAGCAACGTCACCCCGGGTACCGGCAACACCACGGTGACGGTCGTGCAGACGTCGGGCCGGGCGATCACTGCTGGGTTCACGGCGGGCGCCAACTGCTCCTCGGAGCCGACGGTGCTGGCAGCGATCAACACCTTCTACGTGTCCCCGCTGGGTGTGCCATACGTCTACGACTACCCGTTGGGCACATCGCCCGACAACGACGTCAGCAAGGGCTTCGCCATCCGGTTGACGCCGGGCGCGAGCACCTCTGCTTCTCCGTTCCTCACTGCGTGGCTTGAGCGCTGCTGAGAGGCTGAGCCGTGGCGATCCTCGGGCGCGGCCAACCGGCGCTGCGCCTCATCGGCGCATCGCTGGCGTACCGCGCCGCCTCCGGAGGTAGCGCTGCCAGCGGTACCGCGTCCATCACCATCACCGCGTCTGCGGCGGCGGCCGGGGAAGCGTCAGGTACCGCCTCTATCGCGATCACCGGATCCGGGACGGCGGCTGCCCCAGCGTCGGGCACCGCCTCCATCTCGATCACAGGGACCGGGGGCACACCGGCCGGGCAGGCTTCGGGTACCGCGTCTATCGCCATCACCGGCACCGGCGGCTCGCCGAGTGGTGCCGCTACCGGCACTGCGTCGATCGCGATCACCGGCACCGGGGGATCCCCGAGCGGTGCCACGAGCGGCAGCGGGTCCATCGCCATCACCGGCACGGGCGGGTCGCCCAGCGGGGCTGCCACCGGCACGGGCAGCATCGTCATCACCGGCTCTGGTACCGCCGCCGCGCCCGCCAGTGGGTCCGGGTCGATCGTCATCACCGGATCCGGCACGGCCACCCCGGCTGGGGGTGGTACGGGCTCCGTGGTCATCACAGGGTCCGGGACGGCGGCAGCTCAGGCCGCCGGTACCGGGTCGATCACGATCACGGGCTCCGGTACAGCGCAGGCACCGGCCAGCGGCACCGGCTCGATCACGATCACCGCGTCCGGGACGGCCCGAGGGGCCGCGTCGGCGACTGCCTCGATCGTCATCACGGCGACCGGTACCGGCCGGGGCGTGGCATCAGGCGGCAGCGGTTCGATCGTCATCACCGGGTCGGGGCACATCGGTGACCGGGTCAACGTCAACCTGGAGATCGGTCCTTCGCGGTACCGTGCACAGGTGGACATCGCCGTCAGCCGGAGCAGGGCACAGACCGACATGGCGGCCAGCCGTGGCAGGGCGCAGGCAGACATCGCGTCGACGCGCGGGAGCATGCTCGTCGGAGAGACTAGGAGCTGAGATGGCCAACCTCACGATCGCTCACACCGCGACCGAGTTCACCGCGAACGCGATCACCCTCAAGCGTGGGACCGTCGCCGACATCGTGACGGTCGGCGTCTACCACAACGTCTCGCCGAACACCGTGCCACTGGTGTCGGACTTCATCATCGTGGACCTGGTGTACGCGCCGAACGCGCTGGCCGACGGGACGAACATCGACATCCTGTCCCTGATCGGGCCGCGCAGCGGGGACGTCACGTTGACGGCGGGGGACTATCAAAGATGGTGCCTGGTCACCACGGCAACCGAGGACATCATCCGCAAGGTCGATGTCATCACGATCCTCTAGGAGCGGGACATGACGGTACGGGTCGCCGACGGCTGGGTGAAGGTCGACTGTGATGCGCCGGACTTCGCGATGGTGTACATCCAGCTCGGCGACGGCGAGTGGCGCGACGCCTACCGGGACTACCACGGGGAGAGCCGGGTGGCCATGGTCAGGCCAGGTAACGCAACCGGCCGGGTCAACGTCGCCCTGCGTGTGGGGGACGACGTGACCCGGCTCGGCTCGGTGAAGATCTAGGCCGTGTAGACCACAGTGTCCGGCCTGGCCGATCTGAGGGCGTCCAGAGTCGGCTTGTGGTGCGATCGAACGAGGTAGGCGAGTAGATGCTTCATCGCCTCGCGCTTGTCACCCTTGCCGCCGGGTGACCAGTAACCGCTGAGCTTCAGCGTCAGGTTGGTGATGGCGTTCCGGGCCTGGGCTTGTGGCAGGAACAGCGGGATGTCGTGCTTCGAGCACACCAGATCAACGATCGCGATCTTCTTCATGGCACTGGCAGTGTCGGGCACGAACTCGTTGGCCCGGACGACGAAGTCCTCGCAGATGATCACCGGGTGGTTGGACGATCCGACCCACTGGGTCAGGTAGTTGTACCAGTCGAGCAGGTTGGCGAAGTCCATCTCCAGGTCCCACAGGATGTTCGGCGGCAGGTCATCCGACACCGAGGCGCACACCAGGCCTGTGCGCTTCCCCGGGTCGATCACCAGGTAGGTGGTGTGCACGTCACAGTCCGTTCACTCGGTTGATGCGCGGGCTGTCCTCGATCTCTTCCACTGCCTCGATCATGACCGAGTCGCCGACGTCGAGCTGCAGCGAGTCCAGCACCTCTCCGGTCTCGGTGTCGGTGATCGTGATGGTGACGCTTGGCATGTGAAACTCCTTGCCTTGTAGGGACTTAGCACTCGTTCCAGTACTTGGATGAATGCCCGTCGGTGAGGAACGGTACACGCTCGAACACCGTCTTGGCCGCCGCCCGCATCTCCGTCTCGATGATCGACTGCACATCCGCAGCATCCTCAGCCCGGCACTGGGCGTACTGGGCGTCGTGCACCAGTGCGGTCAGCCCGGTGCCACTCTTGACGTTCCGGCCGTAGTTGTCCTCCAGGATCCGGTGCACCTTCATCGCGGCCCGGACGCAGATGTCGCTGGCAATAGCCTGCGGCTGGAACGCCCACGCCTGGTTCTGCACCCGGTTCCGGGTGGTACCGGTGATCACGTCCTGCTGGAACCGGCGGCCGAAGGGAGTGATCAGCTCGTCGCCCCGGAACACCCGGCGGACCGTCTCGGTCCTCCACTCACGCAGCCCGGCGTACCGGCCGAGGTAGCGCAGCTCGATCAGTTGCGCCTCCAGCACACTGGTGGGCGCCCCTTCCATGGTCAGCATGTGCGCCACGGTGGTGGCCTGCAGCCCGTAGCTCAGGCCGTACACGATCCGCTTGAGCTTCAACCGGTAAGGCTTCCGCTGGTCCTTGGACAGCTTGCTGAAGTCGACGTCGGGGAAGACGTGCGGCAGCAGGTTGTCGAAGAAGTCGTCGGAGAACTCCTGCAGGTCGCCGATCATCAGTGCGTCGTTGGACAGCTCGGCCATCGTCCGAAGCTCGGCCTGCTTGTAGTCCGCCCCGATCAGCACGAACCCGTCCGGCGCGATGTACATCCGCCGCATCGACGGGTGACCCTCGACGTCATTGGGGATGTTCTGGATGTTCGGGCCGGAGCTGGACAGCCGCCCGGTCACCGTGCCGTGCACCAGGAACGTGGGGTGCACCCGGCCGTTGCGGACCTTGCGGAGCACCGAGTCGACGTAGGTGGACTTGTTCTTCGCCACCGACCGGTAGTCGAGCAGGTTCGTGACGAAGAACTCCAGGTCGGCGTACTGGGTCTCGGACATCGACAGGGCGCCCTGCATCAGGGCCATGTTGAGGGTGTCCTCGTTGGTCGATGAGGTGGCCACGCCCAGCTTGTTGAGGGCGGCCTGGACCTGCGGCACCGAGCGCGGGTTCTTGACGAACGAGGAGAGCTTATGTTCGAGGGCATCCGCCTCGTCGCCGAGGAGGATGCCCAATTCATGACCATACTCCACGTCCACCTCGAACCCGAACTGCTCCACGTCCTGCAGCATGTGGCTGGCCGGGAGGGTGTGCTTGCGGTAGAGCCGTAGCGCGTCGTCGTCGGCCAGCTCCATCTCCCGGTGCCGCAGACGGCGGGTCCAGTAGGTGTCCCAGGCGTTGTAATCGACCAGGACATCCTGTGGGATCCGCTCGTAGTGGGCCTTGCCCTTCGTGTACTTCTTCAGGTCGGCCTCCCACTCGGGAGCCCCGAAGATCCGCTGCGCCAAAGGCTTCAGCCCGTGCTCGGCCGCGCCCGGGTAGATGGCGTGGTGGAGCAGCAGGCTGTCCTCGTCCGGGTAGAGCCGCAGGTCGAACTCGTTGTTGACCCAGCGGAGGTCGAACTTCCCATTGTGTGTGCTCAGCTTCCAGTTGGTCAGCAGGTGCACCAGGTACTGTCGCCAGACGGGGATCTTCAGCGCCTCGATGTTCCACACCATGCAGAAGATCGCGTCGTCGCCCTCCACGTCGGCGCCGAACGACACCGACACCGACAGCAGGTCTGTGTCCTCGGGCTCGTCCACCCGGATGTCACCGGACACCTCTATGTCGACGTCGAGGATGTCGTCGGGCAGCGCGGTCGGCAGGCAGCAGTCGTCCGGGCCGACGTAGTCGATCACGTTGAAGACGATCCGCTTCGGCTCGGTGTAGTCCTCGCCGCGCAGGGCCAGCCTCAGAGCGTGCCGGAGCTTGGTCATGCCCCCGGCCGTGTTGAGGGTGGCCCTGGCGGACGGGGCCTCGATCACCGGGCCGCCGAACCCTTCCAGCCAGGTCGGCCGGGCGCCGAGGAGCAGCACCGGGTCGTGGTAGTCGAGCTTGCTCGGGTCCTCGATGTGCTGCCAGGACTCGATCTTCTCCTCGGGGTCGACGTCGTTGACGGCGGCGCCCAGGACGATCTGGTAGTCGGTCGTGATGGGCAGATCAGCGACCAGTTGGAGGTTCATTCTGTTTCACCGGTCCTCTGTACATGGCCTCCTCAAACCAGTCGCACGCCTTTGGGAGGAACACGTCGATGAAGAATAGGTAGGCACCGATGGTGATTACGGTAGCCACGGAGATGACAGCGATCTTCATTTGGGATCACTCCGGGGAAGACGCTCGATTTCGACCAGCTTGTACACGACGACGTCCATGTATCGAGTCCACTCTTGCTCTACCGCCTCGGACCGAAGGTGATCAAGGTCGCTGAAAGCCTCCCCCATATAGGGGGATAGGACGCGAAGTGTGGTGTCGTTCTTCTCATAGGCCGGGACATACCAGTCACTCATGGGGACACCTCCGCGTACTTGTCGAGGGCGTAGCGCAGGCTGCGCCGGGCCGCCTCGTGTCGCGTGCAAACCTTGATCGCACAACGGTCCGGGCACCATGTCATGACGGAGTTTGCTGCTTCTGCGATGGCTCGCAGCCGCTCGATCTCATCGCACAGGATCTGGATGTTGCACGGCGGTTGGCATGATCGGTGTAGATCCAGGATCTGATCCAGTTCGATGCTCATCGGGACACCCACTTCAGTAGAGGCATCAGCGTCGTGGCGACGTTGACGTCGAGCCCGCGCTCGAACCGATCAACGTTGCCGAACGGGATGCCGATCAGTTTGGCTGCGGCTCGGATACTGAGTCCGTCGCGCCGTCGTTTCTCGCGGACCAGCAGCGGCAGGTTGTCGAGGATGTAGATCAGCTCCGCGTAACTGACCTGTCTTTCGCGGTTCACAATGCCACCATCATGATGAAGAGCAGGACCACCAAGATCCAAATGCTGAGGACGATGAACATCTTCTGATGTCCGGTCCTGCCGGACCACCACTTCGGCGGCGTGTACCAGACCTGCTTCCCGCTCATGATTCTTTCCTCTCGGCTTCCAGCAACTCTGCCTTGACCTGCAAGCAGATCGCCTGGTACTCGTGTAGGTGCCGGGCGATCAGGCGCCGATAAGCTTCAGATCGCGTCGCGCTATTGAGCTTCGTTGCGCGGCGACCGGAGTCGGTCTTCCGCCATTCCCGCATGTATTCGTTGTCAGCCATTCCACTCACCATTCTCGAAGGTGTGGCACACCGGCCACCAGGACTTGTTTGACCAACTGCTGCTGCTCCGCTGCCTCGATCATGTCCTTCCATCGACGGCCCTCCAGGTTGTGGAAGTGGCGGCGTGCACTGGCCACCTTGACGTTGCCGTGCTGCCCCTGGACGTAGGCGACCAGGGACTGGACCAGGGCGCTGAAGTCGTTGCGCCCCACCATCTTCGCCATAGTGAACACCGCTGCGTACCACTGCTCGGCGTATGCGATGGCGGCCAGCATGTACGGCAGAGTCACCGTCTGGTGATGGTCAGCCATGGCCAGCAGCGTGGCGCACTTGATGATCATCAGATTCATCCGGCCGACGACCGGCTCCATCACCGTCGGGATCTCGGAGTGCACCGCCAACTGGCGCAGTGCCTCGACGGCCACGTTCAGCCGATCCCACGCCTCGTCATCGGATCGGACGGCGACCTGCTCCCCCGGGTCGGTGACCTCGGACCACTTCTTCCGCATCTTCAGGACCCGGTTCTGCAGCTTCGTGAGCTGCTTGTCGACCCGGCCCTTGCCTACCACCGACGCCTGGTTCAGCGTCGTCGCACCGGGCGTGTTGTCCGGGGCGCCGAGGGCGAACACGAACCGGGGCATGAACCCCGACGCGAAGTCCTCCTGTGTCAGGCTGGAGGCCAGCTTCTCCGGCACACCCAGCAGGAACAGGTTGAAGCAGATCTTGGCGCTGGCGGTGCGGCGTTCCTGCCGGTTGGACCGGAGACGTCCGCGTGCCCACCCGTCGTACAGCTCGGTCAACATCTCACCGAACCCGGCCATGTAGGTCTTGCCGCCCTTGCTGTCGTAGATCATGCCGTGCGCCTCGTCCCGGTGGAACAGGACACTGCGGCCGGGATGTTCGAGCAGCGCCACCAGCAGCCCTTCCGGGCTGGCATCGGACCCGATGTCGTAGTCGTAGTCCTCGTTCTGCAAGGGCCGCAACACTTCCAGCATCAGGTTCTTGCTGGTCGTCTTGTAGGTCCGGGTGGTGACGCCGATCAGCATGAACCACATGTTCAGTGGCAGGTCCCCGAACTGCGGGCAGGCGTGCCCGTAGTCGGCCAGGACCGTGGACAGGACGGTGAGTCCGGCGCAGTGCTGGTAGTTCACCGACCCGTTGGTCCGACTGGCCGCCCACTCGACGTACTCGTCAACGAAAGTCCTTGGGATGGACTGTCTTTCCTCCTCGGTGAGGAGCGACGGGGGAGGCTCTGGCACGTCGGCGGCCATGAACCGGTCCGGGTCCGCCTCGATCAGCACACCGCTCGTGTGGACTGCGCGCTCGGCGCGGAGGATGTCCTTCCACAGCTCCGTCTCCGGCCGGTTGTCACGGCTGAACTTGTCGCAGGCGCACCCGTTGGTCAGGACGAAGACCTCGGCAGCGGTCAGGCCGGTCCGCAGCAGCTCGCATTCCAACCACCACAGGGTTTCGTTCCAGCTCTTCGCCACCGGCGGGATGGTGAGCGCCCGGTTGATGTCAGCGTTGGCTGGCATGCGGTCCATCAGCTCATTGCGGTCCGGCAGCAGCTCGGACGGCGGCAGTGGCTGGGCCATGCCGAGGTGCGGCGGCACCGCGACGTGACCGAACGCCTGTTCGATCTCTTCGACGGTGTAGATGTCGCCGTTGACCTCGACGGTGACACGCCACGGCCCGCCGTTGGCCTTGATGACCTCCGGCTTCGTGTTGACCGCGCCCGGCAGGCGCATGTACTTCGTCAGAGCCCAGCCGCCGACGTCGGAACCTGCCTCGCGCTGGCTGTAGGTGACCAGCTTCGACATCTGCTCGACCCACTGGGGTGCTGCGGCGTCCTTCAGGCACCAATACGCCTGGTACCGGCCCGGCGACGTCGTCAGGACGATGGTGGGGGTCGCCGCGTACCCGTCAGGGTCGGCGGTGTCGCAGTCGGCCCACAGGACCGGGGCCTGGGAGACGGCATCCTTGACCCGCTGCCGCCGGTTGTAGAGCATCGGGGAGAAGTACAGGTCCTCGTCCTGGTGTGCTTCACACCAGACCCCGACCTCGTCGCTCTGCTCGGGCCAGGACCAGAACGTGCTGAGGTTGATGCCCCGCTCATCCACCCGCTTCTGATCTTCGCCGATCTGTCCGATCACGAGGATGCCCGGCTCGCAGTCCCCGAACAGCGCTGCCAGGAAATCGGTGATGTCGCTGCCAACAGACACTGCTAGGCTCCCTTCGTCATCCTGGTTAGGTGGACGGCAAAGGGCGGACCCTGGATCAGGGTCCGCCCTTCGCGTTCGGTCAGACCGCCGGTGCGGCGGGCTTGTCGGGCCGCTTGAACGGCACCCTGGCACCGGTACCCGGACCGGCGACCGAGGTTCCCGGTGCCTTCGGCGCCGTGAATCGGTTGATCTTGTGGCGCAGCTCGTCCTGGTAGGTCTCGTGGACGATCTTGACGCGCACCTTCTTGCCGATCAGCTCGCGCGGCGTCAGCACCTCCAGCTTGTTGCCGGACGTGTCTGCGGGCTGGCCCACCGCCTTCGCGAGCTGGTAGTAGGAGATCAGCGCGCCGTCCCAGAGGCACACCGTCTTTATCGCGCTCCGGCCGTCGACGCCCTTGACGCCGTTGCCCTCCAGCTTGACCTTGACGTTGTACACCGGCTTGCCGGAGTTGGCGGACGATTTGGACGCGCCCACCTCCACGTTGTCGATGACACCTTCCCAGTCCCCGGCGGGGATCGGGTCACCGCTGGAGTTGCCAGCGTTGTCGGGGTCGATGTCAATCGTGATGCGGTCGCCCATGGCTTAGGGCTCCCTTCTGATTTCGTGCCCAGGTCGTGGATGACCCAGGATCTTGGTGCTCTCGCACCCGTGCGGTGCCGGGAGTCGAACCCGGAGACGACCTTGCTGTCGTCTGGCCGTGGATCAGGGTGCGACCCTGACCCCACCGCGCCCCTACCCGTCCCGGAACGCCAGCAGCAGTGCACTGCCCACTGGCCCGGACCGGAAGATCAATCAGTCGTCCTCGGTGCCCTGGAACCGCTCTGCAGCGGTCTTGGGGGCCTCGGGCACGTCGGAGCGAACCTTGCGGATGTACTGCCACACCAGCGGGAGGGTGACGTCGGCGAGGGGGCCGGTCGGCAGGTTCTCGAACCGATTGCCGCCCGACTTGGACTCCTTCGGCGACATGTCCACCAGCCGGGCCGGGCCGTCATTGGTATCGACCACATAGAGGCGCGCGACGATGTCCGGCACGTTGGCCACGCTGAACTGGGACTGCCCCTTGATCTTCGGGACGGTCAGGACCTCCTTGGTCAGGGCCGTCTGGTTGTCCTTGAGGTGGTAGCAGGTGATCCCCAGCGGCGCCATGTGGTGCAGGTGCCACATCATCTCCATCGTCCATGTCTCGACCTTCGCCCATCCGTCGAACTCCAGCTTGCGGGTGCTCTCACCCACCGTAAGACCCGGGCTACCGGACAGGTAGGAGATGAGCCAGTCCTGCCCCGTCGACATGGTGTCCACGATGACGGCGTCGTACCGGCCGCCAAGCTCGGTGTAGTACAGGTCGTTGACGACGTTCGTCAGCATCTCGACGTCGCCGTACGGGATCTGCAGGACGTCGACGTTCGGGTACCGGTGGGCGAACGCCACCGACCCCTGCTCCAGGTCGATGTGCAGCACCCGCTCGTAGCCGGACACCTCGCTGATGCTGGCCGCGAGGGTGCTCTTGCCGATCTTCGCCCGGCCGAAGAGCAGGATGCTGTTCGGCTCTTCCAGCTCCTGGGCCTTGGTGATCGGGATGCCGTGGTAATCGCGGGCATCACTGGGCGGATCGATCAGCTCGCCCTCGATGACCTCTAGTTCAGCCTTGCTTGCCATTGAACAGAACCTCCACGTCCGTGCTCAGGAAGGGCGCGACCATGCAGGTGAAGCAGTCGTCGTCGGACCCTAGTTCGGTGATCCGGCCGGGCCGGACGAAGTCATCCCAGATGGTCTGGGCTCGTTGGATCGCAGCCTTACCGGCGTCAGGGTCGAAGGGAACGATGTCGACCCACACGTCCTGCCAGCGCCATGCGTCCCGGGGGAAGAAGATGTTCGCCACCCACCGCATCGGCATGCCCGCGTTGAGCACACCCAGCCCGTACAAGTGGCGCTGGTAGTTGTAGACCTCGGGGATGCCGCCGGAGTACCGGTACTTCTTGATCTTCGCCTTGGTCGACCCCTTGTAATCGACCAGGGTGGCGAACTCTTCAGAATAGCCGTCGGTGGTTCCGTGCACATCGCCGTACCCCTCGACGTGGCCGCACAGGAGCCGTTTCATCTCCGGCTGCCAGCCGATCCGGTCCCACTGCAGTCCGACGGTCGTGCGCTCGATCTTCTCGTGGATCGCGGTGCCGATCCAGGTGGCCAGGTTGCCGCTGTCGGTGCTCGGTGACCCGCCCGGCAGCATGCGGGACATCTCGCGTCCCACACAGAAGTCGCACGGGTCACCGAGTGACGACGGACCGATCTTGAGCTGGCCGTCACGAGCCGTCGGGGCCATCACGGCTCCGAGGATCATGTCGACCAGCTTGCGAGGGTCAGGGCTCATGTCGACGGCTGCATCGATCGCGGCCTGCGGCTGCTGTTCAGGTGCCAGTTCCACCAGGACGCGGCCTCCGGGGGAGGAGCGGCCAGGTAGCGGTCCCAGATGTCCCTGTAGCCGTGCCTGCACAGCTCCAGCTTGATCTGCTGCGGCGTCATGCCGAGCCGGTCTGGGATGGCCGTGCGTTCCACCTTGAACGATGCCAGCCACTCGATCTCCTGGGCCAGCTTGTACGCGGGCATGCCACCCGCCCGTACGAACGTCATCACTTCACCGTCACGGTGATGCGTGGGTCACGGTCGACGTATAGCGCGTCGAGCTGGTCGGCAGGGATGACTGCCTTAGCCTTGGCCAGGTCGAACTGCGGGGTCAGTACCTGCTCGCCCCAGTTCTCGACGGCCTTGCCTTTGTCGAGCACCCGGTTCCGGGTGACGAGCACTTCTACGCCCCCGTCCTTGGTGGCGCAGGTGTGCGCGCCGATGGCCAGGTCGCGGGCCTGCTCGGCGAGCAGGTCGTACGTCGCCTTTGCGACCTCCAAGTTGATCTTGGCCTGGCGCATCTTCGTGAACCACGTCTTGTTGGGCATTGGATTCTCCGTTCTCTGCCCGAGGTGCGCCATCGACGCTACCCCTGTTTCGGATGTTGCACAACCTGACTTTCAAGATCCTTATGGCGCTTCTCGTTTCGGATCTCCGCGCCCAAGTTTCGCCAGAACATGATCAAAATCTGATCGCTGCACTGGCGCCGTAGGCGGCGCAGTTGCCATGCCGTGTAAGGGTTCTGCATCCAACTCCTCCAGTCGCTTGATTTCGTCGTTGATGTAGTTGATCGCCTTGCGAAGATCGGTGACCGAATCCTCGCCCGGCTTGATCCCGTTCCGCCACAGGTACTTCATGGCGCTGCCGATATTGAAGCTCATGTGTCTGACAATGGTCCAGCACTCGACGCCGGACGGGTGTTTGTTGTAGTGGACCGGGTGGTCCACCCGCTCGTAGTCAGCCATCACGTACCAGCCTGCTCCGCCGTCACCGTCAGCCTGCTCCGGTCCACCAGGTCGGCCGGGATGTTCACCTCGACCGACGGTGAGATGGGATCGAAAACTGCCGTGTCGATGCTGATCGCCAGCTTCACGACCACCGAGTCCTCGTGCGTCACCCTCGGCTTCTTGTTCGTCGCCTTGGCGACGGTGACCTTGCCGTACCACCCTGGCTGCTTCCGCAGCTCCAGGAACACTGTCAACCTCTGGTTTGCCATCACTGTCTCCGTTCCTGCGCGGGCACCACCACGATGCCCCACTGCTTGGTCCCCGCCTGGACGGCCCGGTTGAGCCGGTCCATGCATTCGCTCAGTGCCATGCACTGCCAGCCACCGTCGGGGCAGGGCTCGAACCCTTGTATCGTCCTGCCCCGACGGCCGCAGTAGGTGCACTCGTACATGTCAGGCCCGTGCTGCGAGCAGCTTGGCCAGCTTGTAGACCCGCTTCTTGAGGATCTTGATCTTGAGGAGCAGCTCGGCCTCGATGCTGGCCCGGTCGTTCCGCGCGTTCTCCACGTCACGGTTCAGGCCGTCGATGTTCCGCCGCAGGTTGATCCGCTCGACCTGCGCCTCCTGCAGGAGCATGCGCTGCACCACCATCCGCCCGGCCACGTCGTTCAGCAGTTGCTGGTGCGCCTCCGACTTGATCTTGTTGTCGATGAAGTCGCGCAACTTGTTCTCCAGGTCCACCGAGTGATTGATCGATGTGTTCTCGCGGGCCGTCCTCGCCTGGGCCTCTAGTCCGTGCACCTTGTCCTCCTTGAAGATGATGAATGGGGTCTTGACCGTCTCGACGTACGGCGGTTCCTTGAATGTCTCGTCCTCGATCACGCCAGTGATGTCTACACCCTTGCCCCAGATTTCGTTCAGCGTTGGCGCGCTTGGGTTTACATTGCGGCCCGTTGGAATCCACCACAGCGTGGTGTTTGTGCCGGTCCGCCAGGCCCGTGGCATGTCAGATCCCCAACAGACCGCGCAGCTTGCGAACCTTCCGGCGCAGCACTTTGTTCTTCCGGGCCACCTTCGCGACGTCCTTGAGGACGGCGTCGTAGTCAGACTTGTACCCGTCGCGGTTCTCCTCGGCGGCCTTGAGCAGCCGCATCGCCGAGTCGATCGCGTCGATGGCTGATGCCAACTGGGAAGCCGTCAGCCGGACATAAGGGTTCTCCACCTCATCCTTCGGGTGCTCGTTCAGAACCTTGGTCCAAGTGTCATGCAGGAAGTTCTGGGTCTCGGTGATACCTTGCCGAATCATGTGATCCTCCAAGCCTTTTCGCAGGTTCTCCTGCAGTTCGTGGACATCGGCCAACATCTCGTCGCTGATGGCCGATATGAATGAATACTTGGCCGCCTCTACTATCGGCGGCAGCAAGTTCGGTACATACAACGCCACGGTGCGCTCCGTTCCTAGTGGACGCCGAGCGCCCCGTGCATGACCTGCGTCTGCTCGTCCAGGTCGGCGAGCTGATCTTCCTCGATCGTGTCCCTGGCCTCGATGCTCCAGGTGTTGACCGTCCTCGTCTGCCCGTCCCGCAGCAGCCGACCATACGCCTGCGTGTTCAGCAGGTTGTTGTAGTCCTTCGACAGCCAGATGTCGTTGGAACAGGCCCACTGCAGCCCGTCCACACCCTCACCGATCGCACCGATCTGGGCCACGATCACCTGCACCCCGGACCCGTCGCCGCCGTTCTGCGGCGAGCCCTTGATGAAGCTGTCCTTGATCCCCTGCCGGGCGTTGCCAGACATCGACCCGTCCCACCGCTGCGCGTTGATCCCGGCCTTGTGCATCCGGTACAGGATGGGCGTGATGATCCCCGCCGAGTGGCTGAGGATCAGCACCCGCTCACCCTGCGGCAGGTCGGTGACGATCTCCATGACGGCGTCGAGCTTGCTGCCCTTCGTCTCCTCGGCGTACTTCAGGGTCGTGTACTGCACCCACTCCTTGTCCCCGGTCTTCGTGTCGGTCTTCAGCCGCATCGCCAGCTCGGGGTAGGGCACGGCCAGGCAGATCTGCCGGAGCCGCAGGTTCATCACCGGCGGGAACTCGCCGGTGATCGGCAGGTCATGATCCCGCATCCAGGCGATCATGTCCTTCTTCAGCGTGTCGTACAGCTTGCGTTGTGTGCTGGTCAGGTCCACCTTGACCCGTCGGATCAGCCGGGGAGGAAGGTGCTCCTGGATCCCACGCGGGTGGAACTGGCAGCACTGGACGCCCATCTCGTGGCGCCAGTACAGGGGCATGTTCGCCGCGATCACGCCGGGCGCCTTCTCTGTACGTCTCGGCTCTATCACCCCGTTGAAGCTGTTGCGCTGCTTGCCGATGTAGCGGTCCACGAACGGCCAGAAGTAGTCATACCGGCGGTCCTTGTCGTGCGGCCACAACGTCGAGCACACACCGAACGCACCGGCCGGGAAGTTGCCGTACGGCGTCGCCGACAGGCCCATCACCCAGCCGTCGTACAGCTTGGTCATGTAGGCGGCGTGCTGCAGCGTCCGGTAGTTCAGGGACTTCGGGTTCGCCAGCCGGTGGATCTCGTCCAGCAGGAGGAAGTCGGGCCGGAAGTCCTGACCGACGTCGAGAGTCCGCATGTACTCCCATGTTCCGAAGTACCAGCCGGGCTTGCGATCGTACAGGTCCACGATCTCCTGGCTGTTGGCCGACTGGACCCAGCGCAGCGGCTGGTCGGCCAACATCCTGACCGTGCGCTCCCACCCGTCGAAGGTGTTGAGCGGTGCGGTGATCAGCTTGACCCCGTCCGGTGTGGCGCAGCGTGCCGCCTCGACGCCGACGGCAGTCTTGCCGCCGCCGACGATGCTGGCGTTCAGGCCGCCCCGGTAGTGCTGTTGCCCGAGCCCGGCCAGGAACCGGGCGACGTCCGCCCGCTGGTCAGGCCGCAGTGTCAGGCCACTCATGACGCACAGTCACAGGGTGTCAGCTTGCGGATCGAGTCCGGGTAGACGCTGTACACCAGCTCGGCCGGACCGGCGCCCCGGAACCTCCTGAACTGCGCACTAGCGGTGACGCTGACAGGCTCGTCCGTCCGGACATAACAGCCGGAGCCGATATGGCCGGTACGGCTTTCGTAGTGCCACAGTGTCCCGGCTCTGGCCCTCAGCGCCGGTGCCACCGCGTACTGCAGCACTGCTAACTCGTACGACGGATGTTCGTTCCCAGCTAACAGGTACTCGTCTTCGATGAAAGCGTTCCCGTGCAGTTGACTACCCGACAGGAGGAGCCAACCCAGACCTGTCTCATGGCGCCTCACGATTCCGGTACGGATGAGCCGTACCCTGTCGCCCTCGTGCAACTCGATCTTGTTACTCATCGTGCTCTCCGTTCGTTCGATGGTCAGCGGTAGCCCTTACGCTCCCGGTCCTTCGCGTACTTGCTCTTGATCAGGCGCCCCTGCTCGGCCGTCCAGATCCGAAACGGCTTACGCAGCAACGGTTCCGGCAGGTCGTCCTTGTGTAGCTGCCACCACTGGTTGACGGACTGCTGCGTAATGCCGAAGTCCCGCTGCAGATCTCCGAGAACGAAGACCTCGTCGGGGTCGAAGGTGACTGTGATCATGGCCATGTCAGATACTCCGTCGGGCTATGGCGCGCTCGGCGCTCTTGTCGGTGATCGTGTTCGACGGCCACCGCTGGATCTCGTCCTCGGTCAGACCGAACCTCTCGATGATCGTAGCCACGGCGATCGCGTTGTTCTTCGTCGCGGACCCGAACAGCAGGAACGCTCCCTCGCTGTCCGGCTCCATGTCGATCGCCAGGACTGGTGTCCCCTTGCCCTCTCGGAACACGTAGGCCATGCCCTCGGGCAGGCCCTCCATCATCGGCAACAGCTCGGTCTGGTGATTGAAGAAGGCCGCCTCTCCGGGAGTGGTCGGGAACAGCACCGGCGCGGCCACCACCGGATCGCCCGGCTTGACCACCTCGACCGGAGCGGGCTTGCTGGGCACGTTCGGGCGGGTCCGGCGGTTGGCTTTGACCACACCGTGCCGACCGTCCCCGGACACGACCATGAACAGGTCATCGAACCGGCGGTTGGTGCTGGCGATCGTCGTGGCGACGAACGTGGCACCGAACTTCCCGTCGGTCTGCGCCTTGCGAATGGTCATGTAGTGCATGCCCAGCATCTCGGCCAGCTTGTTGGTCGAGATCTGCCACAGGTCGATGTCCGGCCGCAGGATGATGGTCGCCCTACGCGGCGGCATCATTTCCTCCCCACGAACTTCATCTCGACGGTCGGCTCCGGCCCGTTCCAGGTGACCTGGCCGAGCATGTCCACCTCGATGTCGGTGGCCTCCGGTGGGAACGTGACGACGGTGTGCTGGGTGTTGAGCCGCCCACCTATGGAGCGGTAGTTCTTCTTGGCCTCGTCCAGTGTCGCGCCGCGACCGTAGATGTTCCGGCCGAAGATCAGGATGGTCATGATGTTCTCTCCTCGATTCTGCGGGCCAGCTCCTCGAAGGCGTCGATGAGTCTGGCGATGGCGAAGTTGACGACGTATTCACTTGGCCGCTGATCAATTTCCGGGGGTCGATGGCTGTACCTGAGGAGGTCCGCGATCTCACGCGCGTCTTCCGGTGTCATGGCCGTCCCACCCCGATGAGGAACCTGTGCATCTGCCGGTAGTAGACGCGCGACCCTTTACAGCGCTTGCACGTCACGTCCTCCAGACGCAGCTCGTTGTTCTGGATGCCGCGTCGTTCGCGGCGCACCATGCGCCGGGGGTCGGTCACGACACCGCACGCTGCGACGTCGCCCCCGTTCTGCAGGTGGATCTTGGCGGTGTTCATGGCATCTCCATTCCATCGATCGCGTGGGCGCACCAGATGATCACCAGTGCGGTGAAGCTGAGTACCAGGAGCACACCAGCCACCCAGTTGCCGGGCTGGCGCCACTCCTGTCTGTAGCGATTCACGATCCGTTCCTGCACAGCGCGGCCTGCCGGACGTAGATGTCCGTCTGCTCCTGCACATCGCCGAGCAGTCCCTGCCCGGCCTCCCGTGCCCGGTTGTAGGCGCCGGTGTCCGCGTCCTGCAGCGCGTGCAGCATGTCCGTCTGGTATCCGATCACCTTGGCGGACAGCCCGGATATGGCGTCGCTGGCGTCCAGCGCCAGGACGCAGGAGCGGGGCGTCTCCGGCACCCGGACGGTCGGTCCCGGCACCGTAGTCACTACGACCTGCGCCCAGAACGTATGCCCGACAATGACTCCCACTCCCCCGAAGATCACGACGGCCATCAAGTAGACGACGATGATCAGGTTGATGGTGGTCCGCCTGTCGGCCCGGGTCAGGGACTCCTGCGCGGTCTCCTCCACCCTGACCGGCGGTCCGGGGTGCAGCTTCCAGTCCCGGGACGGGTCCCGGTCAACCGGTGGTGTGCTCATGGCTTCCTCCCGGCGGGTATCAGATGTGCGATCCGGTCGTCGTCCCTGCCGGAGCAGAGCATGCCCAGGGTTCCTGGCTCCCGGCGAGTGACGGCCAGGAACACCGTGGTGCCGGGCCTGGCCCCGTCCACCTTGACCCACCTCCGGCCGTCGTGGTGCCCGACCGGGTCGTCGGCCAGTTCCCCGATCAGGAACTGGTAGGGCTGATTGAGCGCTGGGATGTGGTTGAGCAGGCGGACATTCCCGGGGTCGTCGGTCCGGAACTCGTAACCCCCGTACAGGCTGATCGCTACCTCCCCGGACCTGGGGGAATGCCTCCCCGTCACCTTGCCGGTGACCTTCAGGGGGTCACTGCCGTAGCCCTTGGCGAGCGTGATGGTGTCTCCGACCTTGACGTCCAGCCAGGAAGGTGCGCTCATGGTGTCTCCTACTCCGATCGTGATGGTGTCTCCGGCGGCCCGGGTGAATGTGTGTTCGGTGCTGGGACTGAGGTCGGTCTTCAGCCATCCTGTGTCATAGCTCCGGGCTGGGCTCTCGCCGGTTCGCACCCAACCCTGATCGTTGACCCGGGAGGAGTACATCCCGATCCAGCCGTTGATCAGGTGTCGGTCGGCGCCGCCGACCAGGCTCAGGTATGCGTCCATCGCGTCGTCCCGGTAGACGGTGGCGTCGAACTGGCCGCAGGTGCACCGGATGCTGGACATCCACTGGATGAGGATGGGCGGCTCGCGCCACTGAGAATCCCATGCCGTCAGCTCGATCCTGTGACCCAGCCGGGCGTTTATGTTGGTGCCCCGTCGGACCTTCTCGGTCCAGGGAACGGCGGTCGATCTTCCCTCGGCTACCATCACTCGGTCCTCTCGCTGGTGGGTACATTCCGGGCCGCCCAACCGCGCACGTCCTGCAACGAGTAGACGTAGGTCGGGAAGGTGCGGCGGTTCAGGATCATCACGGGGGAAGGGAAGTCCTCGCTTCGTAACGCCCACTCCGCTACCGCTTCGAGTGTGACCCCCATGCGGTCCGAGATGTCCGCGAACCCCACCAGGTCGTCCTGTGCCTGGCGGCTGTGCTCGACCCTCATCTTCATGGTCATCAGTCGGCCCTCCCTCGTGCCAGCGTCCAGATGATGGCCTGCAGGGTCGCCGGGGCCATCCCCAACAGGTGGGCGGCGCGCTGGTACGCCTCAGTGCAGAGACGGAACCAGCGCTCCGAGACGGCGGTGTTCTCCTGGATGGGGAACTGGTCCGGGAAGGCGGCACGCGCCGCCCAGCGGTCCACCGTGACCGGCTCCCACACCCCGATGATGTTCAGGTAGAACGCAGTCTCCTTCGGCCCCGTCAGGGCCTCCAGCGGCGTCATCTCGCCGGTCGCGATCGTCCACGCCTTGGCCCGCTGCGACAGGGTCTGCACGGCGGGGCAGTGGGACAGCTCGTGTCCCGGGTCCAACGCGGCGGCGCGCATGACTGCCATCGCGTTCGCGATGTTCGCCCGGAGCGGGGTCTGCGGGCTCAGCGCGGCGACGACACCGGCCACCCCGACGGTCGCCCCCGTGATCTCGGCCGCCCCGTACTCCCCCGCCTCCAGTTTCAAGGTCTCGACGGCGATGTCCCGGCACAGACCCTGCATGTCCGGGTACCACTTGGTGCCGAGCTTGACCAGCTCCGGCTTGTTGTCCTTGCCGTATTCGTAAGCGTTGAGCAGACGCGCGGTCGCCGCCTTGACGAGCTGCGCGTCTGCCTCGGTCCTCTTGCTCATGTCGTTCTCCGTTCGACGTGTCGGATCCTAGCCTAGTGCCCAGGTAGGTGGCAATGCAGTTGCTACTCGGTCTTGCCGTCCAGCCAGTCCAGCACCACGTCGGCAGCCTCGATGGCGTCGGTGTGGCTGGTCAGCTCGTGCGGGTTACCCGGCACACCACGGCGGCCGATCTTGACCCAGATGCGGGCGTTCCCGGTGACAGCCAGCTCCCCGTACTTGGAGCCCTCGCCCAGGATCAGGACGACCCAGGCCCGGGCTCCGGTGGGAGTCGCAGAGATGGTCCGCCCGGCGTCGAAGTAGTTCAGGCGCCGGATGATCCGCTCGAAATTGCCTTGCTGCGTAGCCATTGTCAGTCCTCCGGTTCGGGTCGCGGCAGCGCCGCGAGCATCTCGTTGGCGCGGTCCTCCCGCATCATGTGGAACCACTGCACGTATCGCCGTCCCGTGTCCGTCGGGACGTTGCACATGGTGCCCGGCGGGGCGGCGCACACCGGGCACTGGATCGCCATGGCCATGGTCTGCGGGTTCATCACAGGGTCCAGGGCAGGGGCAGCTTGGTCCGCTCGCAGAACGTGTACTCCAGCCCGTAGGCGTCGTTCCACTCCGGCTTGCCGGACTGGGTCGCCACGATGGCGTCGTACCGGTCGGCCAGGTTGTCGAACCGCTCCGCGTACTCGACCACGGCCTTGTCCTGCTGGACCTCGGTGAGCGGGGCGTAGGCCCGGAGGTGGTAGTTGTGGTCCGGGTCGGCCAGCAGTCCCGCCTTGACGGCGACGGTGAGCAGGTCGGCGGCCTTGCCGAACAGCTCCAGCGGCAGCTTGGACAGGGCGATGTCGATCACCGTATCGCCGCGCCGCTTCTCCTCCGGCAGGTCGGTGAAGATCGCCGGTCGTCCCATCCGGTACTCCTCGGTGTCCCGGACCGTGCCGCCGTTGCGGATCCACAGGGCCACGTCGGTGATCTCGATGGCCGCGGGGAACTTCTCCTGAGCGGCGGTCTTGTTGGCGGTCATGATGTTGCTCCGTTCTGCCCGGCGTCCGGGCGGTGGGTTGTTGCCGGGGCCAGGTCGGTCCTGGTCCCGTAGATCCGCGCGTTCCCGATGGTCGGGAGCACGATGCCGACCCGCAGTGCGTGCGTGTTGCACAGCGGGTACTGTCCGAAAGCCTTGACCACGCAAGGCTTTCCGCACGCCACGCCGGTCCAGCCGACGGGCGACCCGCAGGGTTCGGTGGGCGTGGTCACCACGTTCCCTCCTCTCCCCGTTGCTCCACGATTACCTCCACCTGGTACCGCAGACTCTCGATCGTGTTGTCGGCGTGGAACAGGTGGCTCGCCTCCTGTGCGTCCAGCCCCAACAGGGTTGCGGCGGCGCTGCCCGGGTGCTCGTAGAAAGTCCCGTCGGGGGCGGTCACACCGTTGACCACCCAGGTCGGGCGCTTCGCCGAGTAGTCGAGCGGCGTCCAGCCGAGCTTCCAACCGGCGCGGTGCAAGGCGTGTCCGGCGAAGCAGAAAGCGGTCTTGCAGGCGGGGTACTTGATCCCCCACTCCGACTGGTCGTGCTCCCCGGGGTGGTCCTCGATGTACTGCATAGTGTCCAGCAACCGCTCGGTGCTGGTCATCGTCTTGGTGGTGGTCATGTCTCCTCCGTTCCGGGTCACAGCACGATGCCGGTGACCCACTGGTCGGCGGCCCGCTGCCACCGGCTCCAATCGTCCGGCCAGTATGAACCGGGCGCGTTCCATTCCTCGACGGTCTTGTTGATCTCCCGCGAGAGTGCTTGTCTGGCAGCCTCTCCCGGCGTCGCCTTGCAGCGAGCGAGCGCCTTGGTCAGCGCCGCCTTCTGCTGTGCGTAGGTCCGGCGCGTGGTCGTCATGATCGTTTCCTTCCTGTCAGGTACCGCTTGAATGTGATCAGGTTCGGCCGAAGCTCGGCCAGTTCGGTGTCGTATCCGAGCGCCGCCTCGTCGGCGGCGGACAGTTGGCGTTCCCGCTCGGCGCGGTAGTCCTGCACCATGATCTTGTGCAGGCAGCGGTGCGTGCAGGTACGCATACCCGGAGCACACCGCTGGCCTACGCGGGCTTGTCCTTGGCCAGTTCGTAGTTCACCCATGCCTCGGCCTGCTCCCTTGTCTCGAAGTGGTGGCCGCTGTTGAACACGACCCGGTCCTCGTTGCCGTCGACTCCGCGAACGGCGCCCTCCACGGTGTACCAATAGCTCTCGACCATGATCTTGAGGTAGGGGTACTTGTCGTGGTGTTCGACCACGAAGATGGTCAGGATCTCCGACATGTCTTGCCTCCGTTCGGTTGTCGTGTCAGTCGGGGTCGGGCGGGACGTAGGCGCCCCGGGTCAAGCGCCCCACCATCCAGCGCAGGTCGTGCACGCTGTTGTAGGCGTCGAACAGCTTCTGTGCGTCCCGTTGGGTCAGGTTGAGCAGTGCTTTCGCAGCGTCCAGCGCGTCGACTCCCCTGGCCCGTGTGTACGCGGCGGCCGGGTCCGCGAACCGGCTGGCGATCGTTCCGGGCTCGCCGTTCACGGTCCCGACGTCCCACGGGTTGAACACCGGGCGCCATCCGGCGCGGACCAGTGCGGTCCCGGCAAAGCAACACGCTGTGCCGCAACCCTTGTCGGGTTTGAACGCCCAGTGCGATTGGTCATGTTCCTCCGGGTGCTGGTCGATGTATCGCATCGTGTCCACCAGTGCGGTGACGTTCGGGTCGACCGACGTCATGATCGGTCCTCCGTCCTCGTTCATGGCTGGCGCAATCCTCTCTCGGTGAGCCACTGGTCGTACTCGGCCAGGAGCTTGAGCTTGTTCCGGGCCTTGAGCCCGGTCAGTTCGCGGATGATGACGCTGGATGGGCGCCCTTTGAAGTGGAGGCCCAGGGTCTCCAGCTTGAGCCTGCCTCGCAGGGCGATCAGCCGGGTCCGGTGGATGTCCGGGCCGGTGATCATGGTCCCGCCCTCGGTGCGTTCGATTGCCATGGTGTGCTTGTCCTTTCGGGTCAGATGATCCGGAGCAGGTCGGCGACCTTCTCCAGTGCGTGGTCGATCACGACGTCCATCACGGCGCCGTGGTCCTCGTCCTCGGTGCTGGCGCGGTACAGGCCCACGGTCAGCAGGTCCGTCCATCCGCCTCCGGTCGGCTGCCAGAGTGAGGCGGTGGTCCGGTAGTTGTAGCCGGTGCCGGAGGATCCCCCGGTTCGGGTGACGGCGACCCGGACGACCGTCCAGCCGCCCCGGGGACGGGTCCCTATCCGGTAGTGGCGGAACTCGGTTCCCTGGTAGGTGTGCGGTGCTCCGTTCAGGTAGAACCGGCAGGTGTCGTCCCCGCTGTTGGTCCTGAATGAGTGGCTGCGCTGCGTCATGACTGGTCCTCCGTAGTGGTGGTGGTCTGGGGGCGGAGCGCTCCCAGGATCTTGTCGGCGACGGTGAAGCACCGGCGGATCTCCGACTCGGTGGGGGTGAGTCCGGTCCCGTTGAGCCAGTGCTGAACATAGCCACGGGATGCGGCCGGGTCCCACTGTGTGCTGGTGATCCTGCCGTCGACCTCCAGGGCACCGAGTACGAGGTACGCGGTGGCCTCCGCTTGGAACTCCACGATCCCCCGGTGACTCCGCGAGTCGGCCGCTGCGATGTTCCCGGCGGTCGGTCCGGTGGCCGGAGTCAGTCCGGGGACGATGGGCGAGGGGGTCGGTGCGTCCGGGTCGTTGACGTGCCCGTGCAGGACGTGCGAGACCTCGTGCAGGAAGGTCTTCAGGGGGTACGCGGCGACGGGGCTGATGTGGACCGTCCGGCGTGATGCGTAACCCTGACTGTTGCCGTCGATGTCGTCGTGCGGCGCCTCCCGGACGTCCAGTTCCTCTGTCAGCAGGCGCTCCCGCAGGAACTGGAGGGTGATGGCATCGGCGGATGCTGGGGGCTCCAGGGACTTGTCGTCCGTCCCGGGGATCGGGTCGGTGTCCGAGTGGGCGAACGGTCCCCGGCGAAGGGTGAATCCGATGAGCTTGGACTTGTTCTGCCCGGTGTCGGACTTGATCGGCTGGCCGTGTTCGTCCCGGACCCCGACGATGACGGGGGAGATGACGATGAGGGAGTGCGTGCCCTTGCGGACCTGGCGTCCGAGTGACTGCCAGTGCTTGAACGTCGCGACCGGTTGGGCCAGTTCTCCGCGCTCCGCGAGCTGCATGGTCATCAGGATGCGATTGCAGAACGAGTAGGGGTAGTAGCGGGAGTAGACGTCGGACAGGACTCCCGGATTCGACAGACATTCGTGCATGAGCTTGAGCATGTCGGGTTTCGACGGGTCATCGTCCTGTGCTCCCGGAACCTCCGGCAGGGGAGCGGTGGTGACGGGGCGGGTCGTCCGGTTCGACGTCCGACGGGTGTTCGATTGCGGGCTCCGGCGTGCGGTTGCGGTGGACATGGGGGGTATACCTCCGTTACTCATCCGGCGTATAACACTCAACCGGAGTGTGATCCATCCGCCTGTTGACGGATGGGGGATGAAAGGCGACTAGCTCCCGTTAGCCAGTTGACTGGCTCCGCTATGCAGCGGCTGCATTATGCAGGGGATGAGGGAATCGTCCAGGGGGTCCGGGGATTAGTTGCTCCCGGTGAGGAAGATCGGACGAAACGGACTGCAGGGTAGCAGGGGAGAATCGGACATATCCGGACAAACCGTATGTAAAAGGATCGTTTCGATAGTTGGTCCCTCATACACAACCCCGTTATGCAGGGGATGAGTCCCGTGTCGTCTCACACACTATATACTGTATATCTATATGTGAGTAATACGACGTATGAGGGTGTTGAGAGGATGCTAGGTGCAACAAACGAAACGATCCTTTCTAATACGATTCCTCCCGATATGTCCGGTTTGAGTTGTGGGTTGACAGGTGGGTTTGTCCTGACAAAGTACCCCCGGGGGGTATAGGGCCAGTCAGAGGTACTTCCTCCGGAGGTTCGACGCTCCAACTCCGATGTGGCTGGCGGGGTGAACGTCCGGCAGGACGGACACTCCCGGGTCAAGCTCCCGGTAGCCGTGGTAGGTGTTGGTCTCCGACAGGGCCATCTCCAGGAGGGTGATCACTCCGGCCCGAAAGGCACGGCAGGTCTCCGGAGTGGGGGCCGGTTCCTCCGGATAGCGGATCGGGTCCCGGTACATGAGGTAACCGATGCTCCGGGTCTGGAGGGTTGCAGGGTCGTAGTCCGGGTGCTCCAGCATCCGGTTCGCGACCTCCACGAGGTGGGCGATCGGGACGGTCTTACGTTCGGTGGCCATGGTCTTGCTCCCTACTCGGTCGGGGTGGTGGTGGTGGTGGAAAGGCGGACGATGCTCCAGATATCGGGGTGCGACGACAGGACGGCGACCGGCGAACGGTCCCCCGCCAGGCGGCTCCCGCAACTGGCGCAATCGGTGTCGCTGAACGTCGACGGTTCGTCCCCGGCTCCGGACGGAACCGGGACGGCGGACGGGTCAAGTTCCAGCCCGAGTCCGGGGAACGTCCCCGGGTGGTGAGGGTGCTCCGGATTGTCGGGTCCGGACTCGCCGCATTGATCGCGGCATCCGCTGTCATCGTTGTTGGCGATCCAGACCAGACAGCAACTACAGACCTGCAGGCTGTCGAAGATCACTGAGACAGGCATGGTGGGGACTCCGTTCGGTTGGCGGGGCGTGGTCGGTCGGTGACTACCGCAGGGCGGCGGCGAACTTGCGGGTGATCTCGGCGGCGATGGCACTACGGAGCGTGTCCCGGGCTGCCAGGACGGCGGTGTGATCCGGGGCGGTGACACCCTCGGGGTAGGCGTCGGGGTCCGGGTGGATCGGCAGGTAGTCGACTTGCACGGTGAGCGCGGTCAGGAAGGCGGCCAGCTTGTCAATCTCGGCGAGGGCGGTATCGGCGGCGGCGATGGCGTCCCGGTAGATGTCTGGGCCGTAGTCGTGGGTCCGACCGTCCTCGCAAGGACCGCAGATGTTGTCGTAGTCGGTCCACTGATTCGTGCCGTGCTCGCAGTAGTGGGGGCGGTAACCCTGGCGGCGGTCGGACTCACACTCGGCCAGATAGTCGGCGTGGTAGCGGCGGAACCGCTTGACGGCGGCGAGGGCGAACCGGTCTCGGGTTCGCTTGTGGCTGGTGGGGAACAGGGCCGGGATGGCGTCGAACGGGCCGTAGGTGGGGGCGGTGGGGGCGGTGGGCATGGTGGGCAGCCTTTCTAGTCGGTGGGGCCGATGTTGCGGAATGCGGAGACCGAGACCACGAGGGCGAGGTAGAGCACGGTCAGGTAGAACAGGGCGCCCGCTAGGGGAGTGCCCACGGGGAGCGTGAACGGCGGGCGGTAGGGCAGGGTCGGGAGGAAGGCGAGGGCGGTCACGATGTCACCGTCACAGTGAAGATCTCTAGGACCTCGACCGTGGAGAGGCGGACAACGTCGAGCATTCCGTCGAAGATCACCCGGTAATACGGGGAGCGGTGAGTCGGGAAGCTCACGAGGGTTGCGTAGCGACGACCCTGCATGAACAGGTCGCTAGCGGGGTGCAGCTTTACCCGCATGGTCTGCAGTGTCGGGAGCGGGGTGTGTGCCATGGGTGGGAGCCTTTCTCTAGTGGGTCGCTTCAGGGTTGAGGTAATCGACTACGTGCCAGCGACGATGACCGTTCCGGGTCCGTCGGATCACGACGCGAGCGGCAGACTGGTAGGACGGATAGGTCTCGGGGTGAGCGTGCATAAGTGCCAGGACTGCGCCACGGAATGCCACGGCGTGAGCACGCTTCGGTGACGGGAGGGTGCGTGAGGATTCAGCGGTCAGGCTCACGAAACGGGAGGCGTCTTCACCTAGTGCGGAGCGATGCGTGCCGAACGCCTGCACTGGACGGGAGCCCGGGGGGAGCGCGTGACCCATGGTGTCGACTGCGATGTCAGGGATACCGGGTGAGCCTGCAGTGTCGGCGGGTGAGTGCCACTCTGGAGCGCTGCAGGCGCACTGTCCGAATGGATGGAAGCTGCATCCGGGCGGTGTGCTAGTCCCGTCCTGTGTGCCCTTGACGTAATCGCGGGGTTCGCTGCCATTGCGTAGCGATGGGTCAATCTTTGCGTTGCTCCAGTACCTGACTGCAGTACCGGGGAGCGTCTGCCGTGACGCCTTGACTGTGATGCGTTGTCCGTACCATGCCATCGTCGTGTCTCCTCTCCTGTGTCGCTTGTGACTCTGTGATGCCCGCAGCCGAGCGGTAACGGTGGAGCGTGCGTGATCCCCCGATGAATGGGGGAAGCCTTGTCAGGCGCCAGGATGGGCGCCAGGACTAGGCACATGCAATGCCATGGGTTGCTGGGCCATGGGTTGCTTGTGGAGTGCAGTGAGGCTCACTAGCGCCATGCTCGGGATGCCCTAGCTCACTGTCGGTTGTGTCGTTACCGCGTAGGTTGCGGTTCGTATGACGTCGTTAGGTGGGCTAGGCGATGGGCCGAGCACTGGACCCCTGCACTAGGCAACGGGATCCATTGGCATGCCTGTAGGCAATGCACTCTGGTCTCTGTGTAGTTGTCTCGCATTCCCCCATCGGTTCGGCCGATTGGAAGGGCAGTGGTATCGGGCATGCTTGCGAGTCTCGCCCGGGCACTGGTGTCTGTCTGATCGGTTCGACCACGGCAGTCCTCGTGTCGGCTCACGATGGGCGCGGTAGGCAATGGGAGCGGGTGCGGATGCCACCGAGACCGGTGACTAGCAACGCACGCGCCAGGGTGCCAGGACCCCACGTGAGCACATATGAAGTTCGGAAGGATCACGCACGCACCGTCGTTGCCGCTAGGCGCCGTTCGGTGGAGCGACACCAGTCCAGCCTTGCCACCTGCCGGGTGTCAAGGGTTCGTTATCAATCCGTTACAATGTTCACCCATCAGGAGTAACGATGTCGTCGGAGCGTAGGCAATGAGGACTCGCCGGCATAGCCCGAACGGGTGAGTTGATCTTGAACTCGAGTAGGCCGAATGGGTGATAAGAAAACCTGTATGATAGGACGTATGTTCGAAAAGACGGGCCGGGGTGTTTCTATACCCATGACCTTGGTCCGCCCCAGATTTTTTATTTTTTCGGTGGCCCCGGAGCTAAGCTCGTTCCCATGCCAGACCCGAACGCCCTTGAGCTGCTGAAGAACCGGCGTGTCCGGTCGACGTCCGCTTCCCCCACTCCTCCCAGCCCGGATCCGGAGGCGCCTTCTATCGTGGACTCTCCAGCCCCGCCGGAGGAGGCGCCTTCTATCGCAGATCCACCCGAGAAGACCGAAAAGCGTTATCCTGCAAAGAATCCCAAGAAGTCACAGCCCGATCCTGACGAAACGCCTTCTATCGCAAACAATCTCGGGGAATCCGAGGAAGCGCCTTCGATCGAGTCCCAGTCCGAGCCCGATCTGCACTACCGGCTGGGCCGGATCTTCAAGGCGGCGGTCGAGTACAGCCTCGATCCGTCCCGTCGGCACACCGACCGGGGCCAGTCGCTGCTGGACGAGACCATCTTCTCGATGCGGAAGCGCGGCGTGGCCGTCAAGGAGATCCACCGGCTCATCAACAAGGACCGGCTGGGCGCCGACGGCGAGCCCGCGATCTCCCAGGCCGAGATCATCGAGTCCCTGGAGCGCTCGCTCGCCGGGTACGCCGAGATGTCCGGCACCGAGTACCGGGCTCTGCAGATCGCCCGGCTCGAAGACGTGCTCAAGATGGCCTACGAGTACGCCGAGGCGGGCAACCCGGCGCACGTCCAGATGCTCATCGCCAGCATCGAACGGCTGAACAAGATGTTCGAGCTGGAGTCCGAGCGGACGGTCATCGAGGTGCAGCTCGTCAGCGGACAGCAGGCGGGTGTGCTCCTGTCCATCCTCGACGTCGCACTGACCGTGCTGCTGGCGGATCCCCTTCTATCCCAGGCGATCAAGCAACTGACCGCGAAGTCCAAGGACCCGGCGTACTTCGACCGCCTCGTATCGCAGGCGATGGACGCAGCCGAGCACACCGTCATCGAGGCGACCGGGTCGACGCTGTCGATCGACCTGCAGCGCGAGACGATCATCGACCGGCAGGACCAGGCCGCGATCACCGCGTGATCTTGTAGCACCCCGTTCAGTAGCATTGGCGGGAGAGCAGCCGCGCATCGTCAACTCGGTGGGCCGTGCAGCAGGCGCTCTCCCTGAAGGGTGCCGGGCCGGGTCCTCCGTTCCCCGGTCCGGCACCCGGGGACCAACGGAGAACGGAGACTCCTCATGTCGGACAGCCAACGCACCGTCTACCTCGGATACGGCGAACCAGCGGCGCTCGCGCTGCTGCAGAAGCTGGGCGTGGACCCGAAGATCGTCGTCGGGGACCAGCTCGCCACCGTCGACTACCAGCACCACACGATCTCGTTCAACACGTTCGTCTACGAGGCGGACGGCCGGAAGGCCCTCTGCCGGTGCGGCTGCGCAGTAGAGGTGCACCCGAAGCTGGCCCGGGCCACGCACCAGTTGCCGACGACGGGCGTCGGTTGGCTTCTGGACGCGCTGCCGTCGAAGTTCCCGGCCCACCCGATGTACGTCATGGGCGGCCGGGTGCAGGGCGCCGACACGCAGCGGCTCATCGGGAACCAGCAGTGACCGGGCAACACAGGGGCCGTGAGGTCACGTCCACCACGGTCACCATCTACACCCAGGAGCAGGCGGAGGCCCGGCGCGACGAGTTGACCAAGGTCATCGAGGCATGCGAGATCATCAACCCCGGGTTCGACAAGCGGGCGGAGGAGTACCAACTGTCCGCGATCGAGCAGGTGCTGCTCGACCGGTGGATGGAGCTGAACTTCCTGCTCACCGGCCACCACTGACGGGGTATCTTCGGCCCATGGACACAGTTGAGACCCTGAACCAATGGGTGTGGCTGATCGTGGGTGTGCTCCTGATCATCGCGCTGTTGCTGCATCTGTTCCGGCACCGGCCGTAGCCTGATCGCATGCCCCCAGCAGCGCACGGTCTGCGCCGGTCACCGGTGTCGGCCGCCGGGCAGGCGTCGCTCGACACCATCCCCGGCGCCGTGTCGCTGGCTGCAGAGCGACTGCGGCAACGGGTCCGGGCCGCCAGGTACCTGACCGACCCGGTGCTGTGGGCCAAGGACAAGCTCGGCATCACCCTGTGGAGCAAGCAGCGGACCATCTCCGAGTCGCTGGTCCACAACAAGCGGACGGCGGTCAAGTCCTGCCACGGCGTCGGGAAGACGTACCTCGCGGCGATCCTGACCTGCTGGTGGATCGACATCCACGACGACGAGGAGGTCACCGTCGTCACCACTGCCCCGACCCAGCACCAGGTCAACGTGCTGCTGTGGGGGTACATCCGCCAGTTGCACCGGCTGGGGAAGCTGCGCGGCACCGTCAACGAGGCGGCCCAGTGGAAGTCCGGGGACCGGGACTACATCGCCTACGGCCGCAAGCCCGCCGACACGAACCTGTCGGCCTTCCAGGGAACCCACCGACGGTATCTGCTCGCGATCATTGACGAGGCCGGGGGCGTCGGCCAGGCCATCTGGGACGGTGTCGACGCGATCACCACCGTCGACACGAACCGGGTGCTGGCCATCGGGAACCCCGACGACCCGAACACCAAGTTCGGCCGGATCTGGCGGCGCAACGACGCCAACTGGTCCAAGATCGGCATCTCCGCGTTCGACACCCCGAACTTCACCAACGAGGGCAAGAAGCTGCCGCCGGAGATGCTGAAGGACCTGGTCTCGAAGAAGTGGGTCGAACAGTGCCGACTCGACTGGGGCACGGATGACCGGCGGTGGATCTCCAAGGTCCTCGGTGACTTCCCCAAGGAATCGTTCGACACCCTGTTCACCGACGAGGTGATCGCGAAGTCACGGGACTCGGAGCTGATCCCCGGCGACGAGTCGACCGTCACACTCGGCGTCGACGTCGCCAGGTTCGGGTCCGACCTGACGACCGTCGCGATGAACTACGGCGGGGTGATCACGATCGCGGCGTCGTGGAGCAAGCAGGACACGGTCGAGACCGCGAAGGGCGTGCACGACCTGGCGGAGCGGCTGGGCGCGGACGAGGTGCGGGTCGACGGTGTCGGCATCGGCGCAGGTGTCGTGGACCAGTTGGTCCGGCGCGACGACCGGCGCTACCGGGTCATCGAGATCAACGGCGGCGCCAGCTCACCCGACCCCCGCCGCTGGTACAACTACCGGGCGTATCTGTACGACTTCCTCCGTGCCCGGTGCGCTCGGGGTGAGGTGCGGCTGCCGGTGCCCGACGGCGACGAGTCCGACGAGTACAAGCTGGGCGACGAGCTGACCGGGGTCCGGTACAAGTTCCTCGGCGGCGCCATGCTGCTGGAGTCCAAGGACGACATCCGCCGCCGGGGCGGGAAGTCCCCTGACTTCGCTGATGCCGTCACCTACGCGGTGTCGCCGTTCGACGCGACGGCCGAGCTGGCGGACAAGGCGGTCGGGGACATCGTGACCGTCGACGCGCAGGAAGCGATCGAGGACGAGTTGATCTCCGGACAGTGGGTCATCGCGCCCTACTGACGTTAGGATGCGGGCCATGGGCAAGCACACCAGCACGGCGCTCGAACTCATCCCGGCCTCCGAGGTCGCGATGATGACCGACGACCTGGTGGAGCAGTTGCGGGAGATCCAGTACGACAACATGGACCTGCGCGAGTCGCTGGCCGACCTGCAGCGTGGCATAGAGGACCTGGGCTGGATCCCGCTGGGCGGCTTCTCCACCGAGGACCTGGGCCTGCCGCTCGACGCGGTCCGCCGGATGACCAGCACCACCCGGCCGCTGCTCGCCGGGAACGGGATGGTGAAGCGCGGTGTCAACGCCCGCATCGGCTACGTCTGGGGTGAGGGCCTGACGATCACCGGGAACCGGACCAAGGACCTGATCAAGGCGAACCAGGACACCGTGTTCTCGGTGACCGCGCAGGCCGAGCTGGAGTCGGCGGCGGCCACCGACGGCAACGTGATCTTCCTGCTGGACAACTCGACGCACCGGATGCTGCGGATCCCGATGGGCCAGATCACCGGGATCGTGGCCGACCCGACGATGCCCGAGACGAAGTGGTTCATCAAGCGGACCTGGTCGGTGCAGGTCATCGACCCGGTGACCAACGACCTGAAGACCGAGGACTTCGAGAACTGGTATCCGACGCTCGACTTCCTCGACGCGAAGGGCCAGGGCTCGGTGCCCGGCAGGATTGCTGGAGTGGAAGTCCTTGCGGCGCAAGCACTTTACGTCTTCAGCTTCAACAGCCAGATCGGATGGCAGTGGGGGATTCCGGACCTGCTGCCCGCGCTGTTCTGGGCGAAGGCTTACAAGGAGTTCCTGGAGAGCCAGTACACGCTGGTCCGGTCGCTGGCCCGGTACGCCTTCAAGGTCACCGACGCAACGAAGGCCGGGGCCGGGGCCAAGAAGGCGGCGATCAAGGTCGCCGTGCCGCAGACCGCCGACGCGATGGGCAACCGCACCGACACCGGCGCGACCGCCGTCATGAGTGCCGGGCTGGACCTGGCCGCCGTCAACAAGGCCGGAGCCTCGGTCGACTTCAGCGCCGGGCGCCCGCTCGCCGCGATGGTCGCCGCCGCGCTCGACCTGCCGCTGAATGTGATCCTGGCCGAGAGCGATCAGGGCGAGGCGGCCGACCTGGACGTGCCCACCGTCAAGGCGATGCAGTTCCGGCAGCAGCAGTGGTCGGAAGGTCTCGTACGCATGTTCGCCTATCTCGGCGCCCGGACCGCGAAGATCGTCTTCCCGCCGATCCAGGCCGCGCCACTGCACCGCGTCATCCAGGCGATCGTCACGGCGGCCTCCGCTGGTGTGCTCTTCCCGTCCGAGGTCCGCGACCTGATCGTCAAGGCGCTGCGGAGCTACGGCATCGACCCGAGGGCG